AGTTATTTAGCAATTTATCAACCTCTACAAATGAACTCAGCTGCTTCAGTGAGGCCACACCGTCGGTTTATGGAAGAAAATACACCGTCAATTACGATGTAAAAAATGCCTGGTATGTTGATAAAAATGTATACGATGAGAATACTGATAGCTATAATTCAAATATCTACTTTAGCTCCACTCCTAATGCAAGTGAAATCTACTCTATTACCTATGAGTCTTCGCTAAATGACAATACCTATTCCATAGATCTATCCTTAGTCCCATCTACCAATCCTATAGATGAAGGATTCATTTATGTGTCAAAAACAGACTACCCATTTAGTTCCGCCAAAACATTATTGTCTCCTGCAAATATATCCAATTCACAAGATGACTTGATGTATCTAACTATAATATCTTACGATGAAAATAATAATTTCAAGCCTGGTCAAACCTTCCATGTTTATGGAGATATAGTTTCAGCTACACCAGCTTATGTCACAACAAATGACAATGGAATAGGGAAAGCCATAATTAGATATTCGTATACCGGAGAAGAAGTATACGAGTCAAGCAATTTATATGTATCTGGAATTGGTTCGGCAACTCCATATGGTGGCATAAATAGCCAGAGTCAAGGTTATGTGACATCAGTGCCATTTGGTGTAAATATATCAGATCCCAAGATCCTAAGATTAAAAGCCGCTCCATCTTCTCTGATAATCAACGCCGGCTCAGATCAAGGTATCTCCATAGTGGGACAGGTGGTTTGGGATGATCAGCCTTGGCCCAAGGTACTGCCTGTTTCCTGGAATAAGGCTAGAACACTAAAAGATTTGTTTGCAGCAACACCAGACTATACAACGTATACTTCTTCGGATGGAAAATTGGAAATAGCCAATATTGCAACTGCGCAAGACTCAGCGACTCCGGGATACTGGTTTGCTAGAGTAAATATTTCAAATGAAGAGTACGCTAAAAGCATTTTGTTGGCAGATCAAGAAATTAATGCAGGACAAGACGTTACTATATCTGGAGATGTTATTTATTGGTATGAATCCTATGATACAATTCAGTATGACCAAGAATTAAGCCCACCCTTACCCAATATTTATACTTCAAATAAACAGCAAGGTTCAGAAATCATAGCAACTCCTAACTTTGTTTATAAGCATAGCGATTCAAATACTATTGTTTATAGTAGCGCAACTCCGAATTGGAGTCCGCCAAGATGGGTGCCGTTAAGAAAGTATGACCAATATCAAATGGGAATTTTTGGCTCAACACCAAACCATATATCTGATTATGAGTTAGTTCACCCGGATCATGAGGAACAATGATGGAAAAATTTGTTAACTTGACAGATTCCAATAATGAAAAATCAATTAAGATTGGCCAGAATGCCCCAAGTGATTCCGCTGTTCTAGCTTGGTTTAATGTAGATCCAATTTCTCCTGAAAAAAATGTCACAATATTTGATTTATCAGGGACTATATTGGAAAATCGCATCCCACTTTCTGGTCAATCAGAACTAATGTATGCGGACGAGTTTGGCATTTTGACAAGGCCAGATGGGTCATCTATTATTTCAAATAACAACATAAGCGTTAGCAATGTATTTGTGGATAAAATTACATCTTCACAAAAAGTTGATCCTCTGCAAGTAGATAGTGATAATTTTGCTCATCATTATTATGTCAGCAGATACTTTACTGTACTGCCAGCTGTCTTTTCTGTCATAACCTTAAATGATTATCTTGATAGCGCACGTATTTCGGAAGTTGGCATAAAGATTATAGATCAGTATGGAAAAGAATACGTAGACGAAGACACCAATAAGCCTAAGTATAAAATATTATTGGAACCATTTAAAACTGATTATAATATAAACGATTCCGAACTTCCATACAAAATTTTAGTCTTCTTAGATACTACAACACCTGTTGGTCTAAAGTTAATTTATAATAAATTTGAAGTAGATGAAAAAGGAAAAAGACACAATCATCAGCTCAGGTATACCGAAAATATTAATTCGGTCCCAATGTTTAAGGAGCTACCAGAAGAGTCGTTTGTTATAGATCCAAATTATATTGGATCAAATATTTTTTCTATTAAAAAAGTGGACAACAGATTCGTAAACACATATGGTCAATCTAATGTAATCAAAAATGGTTATCAAGCCATAGTGCCAAGCAAGGCTATTAAGGATTATAGAACATATGAAGTATTCAATTGGAGAATAATAGGCAGGGTTAAAAGAGCTCTTAATTTAACAGAAGTAAACTTTGGTTCCAATAGAACAGTAAATTCTTGCATACTATACTCTGGCGAAACTAGCAGTTCAAACATCAACCCATACACAATATATAGATTACAAAATTCACCTTTTAACTTATCTAACTTTAATTTTCAAAATCCATTAGCCAATACACAAAACAAAAACACCAGTGCGTACTGGCTTACAAATATTGATACCGTCAGCACGCAAGACTTATCTCAGTATGACATTATTTTTTGGTCACCAGATTTTTCAGTTACTCCACTTCAGGCGCAAAAGATCAATGATTACATCACAAATAAGTTTGGCACTATATTCTTAGACTTAAGCAATTGCCCCAATGCTCAAAGATTGTTCTGTGGTTCACAATTGCAAATGGCCGAGTCAGTATCGGCAACCACCGCATCGATGAATGCTGATAATTATATTATAGATTCCAATAAAAATGGTGGCTGGGATATAAATGATAACATTTTTGAAAAAACTTATTATGGTATATTTGGGTCTAGGTATACAAGAGATTTAAATCCTAAGACATATAAGTATTTTTCCAATACGACTTCTGGCAATAGTTTTGTTAAGGTTGGACCAACAACAGGATCCCAACAAACTATAGGTACTGCTATATCATATTCTCCAGCTGTAGATAACTTATCTAAGGGCAATGTCATAGCTACAACCTTTCCTGTGATGGAATACTGCAATAAAGTGTATTCATTGTCAGCATCGGAAATACCAGTTAATGATAACAATGAAAGTACACACGCCGGAAATATTGAAACAGAAAATGTACTGCCAGCAATTATAGAAGGGCCGTTCAAACTGCTGTACAATACAATTTCTTATGCCCTTTATTCAAAGGCTAGATCGCAACAATCTTCTTCCGTCATATCTTCTTTAACTAATTTTGTTACAGACTGGAATTCATCATGGGTCATGTATAGTGACGCCCTGGATGACTCTGAGAAAAATGATTTTGAAATAACTCCAATTTCACCTTCAACATCAGTATATGCCAGAGTACTGACCAAGAACGCAGCGTCAAGCAATACTAGTTTATTTAATTATTTTAAAGAAAAAATGTCATTAAAATTACCAGCAACACAAGTATCAATTTTGTCAGAGATATCTGTTAATGATGTGGATTTTTTCATTGAAGTAACTAATCCTGATGTTTTAATTAAAGACGCAACCAAATTGTCGGACACTGATTTGGCAAATATCAATGTACCATCTTCGTATAGTTTACATGAGATAAATGAATCAACCGGAGATACTGCGCATCCAGCAAATGCTGCAGCGTATGCATATACCATAAAGTACTCAAAATCCCTTACTCCTATTTCCGGGATGGGACCATACGCCTTGCTGGAAAGGCCTATAAATAGTTCTTCAAGTAGACAGCTGCTAAGTGGATTTAATCCTTCTTCTGGTTTTCATTCGTATTCGTTTAGATTAAAGTCTTCTTTTGTTTCATATGAAGGAATTGATCAGCCGACAGTTTTCCAAACTAAGTTAAATGGCGAATTAACATATGATTTAATGGGCACCATAAAGAGAACTAGAACTACTGTTATTGTTCCAGAGCCAGCGCTGAGAACTTTAAAGACTTCTTCTATAAAATCTGCTATCGATGATTATGATTTATTAAGAGCTCAATCTACTTCTGAAACATCTAACGTATTCCCTTATACGGGCGACATCGAAATACATGGCGAAACAAGAATATGGAAGCAGGGATGGGATTCGTCTGGTGATGGAACTGAAAGATTCTTGTCCATAGAAGATGCGCGTGCGGTAGGGGACTACCTTAGCTCTTTGTACATTTCAAATTATTATCAGCTAAATCCGCCAACAATCTATGCGTCGCCAGACAGAATTGAGCAAAGAATAAACAAAATACCAACATCTGTTGAAGTAGCAGCGCAAACCATTCCGCAGATGACATCTAGCTCTGATTTCAAGTCGATCAGTCTTGATTATCATAATCAGAATAAAATTCAGCTAGCTGGTCCAGGATATGACTCATTTATAATTGCCGAATGGAGATATTGGCTGAAAGATGGATCAATGTCAGGAAGATCTTATGATATTGGCATTGTATCAAAATATAGCCTAGGTGAATACAGCGTTCACATCGGTAAAGCTAAATCAGACGGTAAAGTACAAATGCTACTTAACTCTGGCAAGATAAGCCTCCAGCAACTAAAAGAAAAGTTGGGCCCAAGAGTTATTATACCAGCTGAATTTTTGACGAGAACAGCAAGAACATCTTAATTAAGGAATACTATGGCTACGCACGAATACGTTAAATATATACAGTACACACTGGGTGCTGCAGGTTTCTATACAAAAGCAGTAGATGGAGATTATGGTTCATCAACCGCTTCCGCAGTAAGATCTTTTCAGATTGCAAATAATCAAAGATACATTGACGGAAAAGTTGACAGTGAAACTAAATGGTATTTGGCCAAATATTGGCTTAATTTAATTGCAACAGATAATCAGTTATTTGAATCCTGGAAAACGTTTGCCTCAGAGGATATTAGAAAATATATACAAAAGGTTGAAGAGATGGGTTTGGCGCCAGATATTGGTTCTGGTAAAACCTATAGAAAAACAACATTCACCGGAGTTGCTGGGCCAAGTCTGGCTTCTGATGTAATATTTTTTGAAATACCTCAATCAGTTCTAAGTGTTGAAAAAATAATCATAGTTCCAGATCAAGACATTAGATGGAGAAATTATAAGGCCATTTCTTTTGGTTGGCATTCATCTTTTTCTACAAATATATTTGAATATCCAAACATTGAGGCGCTGGATCTATCTGCGGTATCAACCAATATAGAAATTCCAATGAACGGAAGATCTGCAGAAAGCGTAAGATATGTATGGGTAAATCTTGTTGGTGGCGGAATATACGGCCTAGGTCAGGGTGAGGGGTTTGGCATTTCTGAAATCAATGTTGCAGCATTGGTAAAAGATCCAGATATAACACAGGTAGTAGATTATGAGGACCCAATTAGAATTAACGTAAAAGCTAATTTTATTACTTCCTTAAACGATGTCACTCCATCTTCTCCGGCCTTGATTAATATTTCCAATGTAGAAAGAGTTTCGGCTCAGCAAACTCAATATGTTTCATCTCTTAGTTATTCTCCAGATGGAGTGAATCAAAGAGAATTAACTTTTACCAGTGAATCTGGTGTTAATCTTAATAGTGTTGACTACTTGTTGACTGGTGAGTATGAAATAAAGATTCCTAATTTTAGAAATAATGTGGTAGCTGGAACTTTTTCTTTGCAAAATTTAACTCTATCGGATACAACAAGTCTAGGTCAAACAGTTTCTGGTTCACCAATATCGATAAGGCAAACGCAAGAAAATAATGTTATACTAGAAACATCTAGCACATTTTATGGAGATGCACTTACCAGAACCACTGAGATAGACCTTTCTTCTGGTTATAGATTAAAGAATCGCCTGGGACAAATATTTCCTGAAGGAAAAAATTCAATTAATTATGGTGATGGAATATTGCTTCTATGCGATTCTAATGGCAAGCCAATAGGGCTGCCAACACTAGCGCAAATATCAGCATCAGTGTCAAATCCTCAAACATTTTCTCAAGAAGAAAGGGATATAGCTTACGGTTATTTCTCGTTAGTTAATGAACTTCCTTCTGACGGTTTTAGATATGGTTTCTATGATTTAAGTACCCAAGAGCTATTAGGGCATTCTTTAAGTTATGTCGACTTTTATACGAGGTCATCTTTTACTAATTTTGAAAATATATACATAGCCATTTGCGCCTTAGACTCAGATGGAGCGAATGGTGATAACGAGTTTGTTGGACAAAATAATTCAACAACATTTATTCCAACAAGAATACCATTGAAGTATTTAACTCCAATCTATTCCGTTAAGCACGGTGGTGGATCCGCTGTTCAAATAAATAACATTAGCGCCAATTTGTCAAAATTCGATGCATGGGAACTCCCAATCTCTAATGGTTCTTTTAATAAGAAAATTAAAATAAAATCTTCAGTTCAATATACAGATTGGAAATCCATATATTCCGGACAAGAAATGTTGGCAGAATATTCTACAATGGATTTATCTGATGTCTCTTGGTCTAAGATATATGGTTATGGTTACTATGATGTCGTTAACGAAAATCCTTTAATCATAGACAGTAAATCTATTAAATTAAGAAGAACGCCAATTTTAAGTTGGAATCATAAAACAGATTACCGTCAGTCAATAGGTGGAATTGTCCGTCAAGAAGTTAACATTTATACTAGATCAACGATTGATTCTCCTTGGGTGAAGGTCGATGACTCGTTGATATCAGATGTAGATTGTGAAAATGGATTAATCAAATTCAAAAAACGAATTATACCCAGCGAAACAACACTGGTAAAAGTTGATTATTCTACAATAAACAAAAATTCTCTAGTTAGACACATTAATGGTACGCCTATACCGTTAAACCCATTTTTAAACTCTGATAGCATACAATTTGATGAGCCAATGTATGTTTACTTGACGCCTAAAAATATCTATAAAAAGAATTCACCTAATCAGTCTGATGTAAATGTATTTAGTTATGAAAAAGTAACAGAATTTCAATACAGCAATCCGGTTAATTTTACCTATAGTTCAACAATATTTGATGAAACATCAATAGACTACGATCCGTTTGCCCTGTGTGTAGCTATTATATATGTTACAAATAATCCAAATAAAGTTAAACCTAAATTATTTGACTTAAGATTAAGAGGAGGCGGAATTAAGGCTGACATTGAAAACTCAGATATAATTAACGAAGTTCCTGAAATTCTATCCCATTGGGATACCTATCCCGCAAGCGGAACATCCTATATGAACGGTGGATATGTTATAATTAGAGTGCCTGAAAATGTTAAACAAAACTTTACTTCGCCACAAGAAATATATAATATTATTAGAAATAACTTAACAGCCGGAATTGTTTTCGATTTGCAAAACATGGAAGGGGAAGATTGGTCTTAAATGATACACGCATTACCAGAAACAATTAGCTTATACTCTTCCGCTTCCAGGGCTACAGTCTCCTCTCTAATCAGAGATATGAGGCTTGAAAAAACTGACTTAAATTTCCTGGTAACTAAAATGTCAAACATGACTGTTGACCTCAATTACTCAGGCGCTAAGGTGCCAGCTTTTGCTCTCTTAACGAAAGAAGCAATGGTTGACGCATTCAGGAATGCCTACCTAAGAATGCAGAACCTTTTTAATGCAGCTAATGCTACGGGCATCGCTCTGAATTCTATTGTTGGAGTATTTAGTTCTGAAATAGAAAAAGTTGAAGAAGATTTAGATAAACTTCAAGTATTTATAGATAATTATGAATTTATTTCTGGTAAAGACGATCTATTTAACGCTAACTACATAGAAAAATTTGACAGTTTCTTTAACGACTATAGGGCAGATGGCACACAATTTCCTATTCCAGATAGAGATGGTGTTTCTTTTGGCGAGACAAACAACGCGTACATAGATCCAGTTAGTGGAACTTTAAAAATTGGTAAAGGTCAAGACGTAAAAAATATTATTAGAAATATAAAATCAATAAATATTACAAACAACTACAATAACTACGTGACAACTGATTCAAGTTTTGAGAATTTATTCAATGATAACTTTTTTGATTCATGGTCAGTAACCGTTAAGGCTCCAGCAATATTATCAGCTCAGCTAAAAGATTATATCAAATACTTCAACTATGATTATTCAAATGTTTCTGGGGCAATATCCGCAGTTGAGATAAATCTACAAAGGCCTATTAATATTGATACGATTAGATTCCAGCCAAATCAGTCAACTAACTTTAGACTTCTTCAAGCAGTTGTCTATCATAACTCTCCCGTTGATGCAAACAATATTGCGCCATCTGAAAATTACACTGTCCTCTTAAATGGTCCGGCTTTATTGAACAGAGTTTTTGATTTAAGATTCAATAAAAAATCTATTAAAAAAATTATATTTATATTTAATCAGCAAGATTATGTAAAAAATAGTAGATCACCAATTAATTCAGAATTAAATTCTAAGGCTTTAGATTCTTTTGTTAAAGCTGTTATTAATGATCGAAAAGCTCGCTTTAGTAAGTTCCAAGATATTATTTATTGGTTCTTTAAAAGAAAAAGTACGGTTAAAGGTATCTCTAAAAATAAGAAAACAGATATCGACTACTATGCGTACAGATTCCCGCAAGAATTTGATAGCTATATCTATAATTTAGATGAACAAATAAAAGAATTTAATAATCTAACTATAGAAGATAAAAATGTTTTTACAAACACTCCTATTTTTGTAAATGCAATCAATACAATGTTAAATACTTTTTCTGGTAAGTATAAAATATTTGATTCAGATAAATACATTGAAGGAATAACAGCAGGATCGTCACTATTCTCTTCCGGCTTCATGCTCGGTTCCAGCAGTAACGCTAGATCAACTGGGTATCAGCAATATGACACCGGTGCTTTGGCGCCACCATTAACCTCTATAGACTCTCAGCTTTCTGTGCTAGAATCAAACCTTGGTTATGAATATAGTTTCTCCCTTAAATCTATAGAATTTATTGAAACACTCAACCAAAACACTGATAAAGCTGTTTTTGTCAGTAGAAAAATTCCTGTTAACGGACAGGTTGTCGCAGCAAAAGCTAAGCCATATTTCCTTAACAACAATGCCGGCGTCTCAAATGTTGATAGAAACATATTGGCTCCAGCATCATATGAACTATCTTTATCAAATAAACCTATCCCTTCAAGTGAATCTGATTGGATACCTATCTCTAGCCATGGCAATACTTTTGTTCAATCAGAAATATTATTTACTAACGATATAACAAGAAAAGCTCAGTTGAGATTTAAGGCCAAGAATGATTCCATAGCGCTTTATAAGGATGGTGTCTTAATTCCAAGAGTTTCCACAAACTACATTTACAGCACTGCCGATAATACTATATCTATTTCGCAGGATGTATTTAATATAAATAGTAGATTTATAGTTTCTTACGATTTAGATTTTTCTGGTTCTGCCCCTGATGAAGTTGACTTTATAAAAAGAAATGTTATCCTTCAATCTTTAACAAATTATTCTTCGGAAAATAGTTCTGGAGAAATGTTTGGATCAACAGATATAAATTCTTCAGTAAAGTTAAGCTACTCACCATATGTGGATAGAGATAGTTATTCTAGAATTATTTACAATAAATCAACTGGAACTACTTTTGTTAGCAATAACGCAGGCTATTCTCCTGTGACAGTTATTCTTTCTGATGGAACTGTGGCTATTAATTTGACAAATTATTCTTTGTCTTCAGAAAAAGTATCTTTCTACTCTACGGAAGAAACTCTCTTTATACAGAGTGGCAGAAATCTTGTATTCAATAGGCCAATTAATCAGCCGTTCACAGTTTACTATCAATATATACCAAATAATTTGCGGTTTAGACTGGTTATAAGAAAGAATATTATTGATTCTTCTGACCCAATATCTGTAGATAGTGTAATTATAAAAATGAAAACTATCAATAATGATCCATATTATGAAAAACTAAATTCTTTAACATTATAAAGAGAATATTATGACACAATTATCAGCAAGCACAATGCCATACCAGCAAATGGTTCACAAAGTGGGCCAATTGATTACCGCAATAAATTCTGCTTCTCTTATTACAAAAGATGAAATAGCAGAACAGTATATAAATATATTAAATGAAATTAAGAATCAAATAGGTGCACCTTTAGCTTCCTATTCTCCCTTTATTAAAGGTGAGCCTCCCAGGTCTGAAAAGTTTAACAAATTCTTTGCAGAGTACGCCCAAGATGTCTCTGTATTATCGAAGCAAATTGACTACCTTAATGCCAAAACAATAAGTGTATTTAATTTATTTTCCAAAGAAATCGAAGGAGAAAAAAGATACTCAGAAAGAATAGCATCAAAGTGCAAGATTTTGCAAATGTATTCTCGTAGCCCATCTGATGATTTAATATATATCGGTGATTCATTTGAAAATGATGACCTTATCGACTACACAAAAATAGCAAAAGGATCCAATCCATTAATCAGAGGAGGGATTGCATCATTCGCAATAGAATCCTCTAAAAGATGGGTGCCCGATGCAATAGAGGTGGTATCGGGAAATGGGTTCATAGGAAATAGCCACCAAGTGGTTAAGGCTAATAATGATGAAAATACTTCAGAATATAAATACGTTTTTGAAAACAATAAAACATTAAATAACTTAAGAAGCATAGTCGACAATAACCCTCTTTCCTATTTTGAGTACGAAAATATTAATGTTGATAAATCAACAGCAAGACCACCATTAACGACCATTGCACAAGAGAACGAATTTAAGTTCCTAAAAACAGAAATGAATAGCTCAAATGCGAACGAGTCAAATACGATAGATTGGTCATCTCATCCGGAATCAGAACCGTTAACTCTTAAGTTAAAGTTAACATCAAATTCTGGCAGGATTGCAAATAGTATTGACATAACTCCATTTTTTGGGTCATCTAAGTACGTAGAAGTTACAGAAGTTTTAGTTTTTGCTAAAGATGGATCATCTGAAAATGTTTTAAAGAATACCATTTTTATAGGTTCATCTTTAGTTCCGTTGAATATTGAGTTAGCGCAAAATTATTTTTACAATAAAGCGACAGTACGTTTTCCCGAAAGACAAGTTTCTAAAATAGAGATATCCTTTAGGCAACCCACATATTCTAATATTGATATTAAGCATGTTTATTGGAAGCCAAGTTCTACAAATGTGAATAATCCATTTGTTAATCTATCTAGATTTAACCCAGACGCTCTAAGTAGGGATATATATGAGTCAATTAAGTATAATAAATATCAATTAATTCCAACTTTATCCAATCCAACCAAATATAAAACTACTACGCAAAATGTCGCTGACATTAATGTTGCCCTAAAAAAGAAGCCAACTTCTCTGAATGCTTATTTTATAGCAGCTTCTTTTGTAAATGAATCAGCAACTCCTGTTAATTCAACTGTTTATTTCAATAGATGGAAAGTTGTTGGTGAAGAGGCTGAATTTATTTCTGAAATAATAAAAGACGAAGACAGCTATATTACCAAGAACTACGATGCACCATCAGCTGCTCAAGAAGATTTAAACGATTTACTTGACTTATACTTTGGCGCTACCCCATATGTGGATGAAGAACTTGGCACTCTGCAGGATATATCAATTGTGCAGCAGTCATTTGTTCCTATTCAAAAAGAAATTTCTTATAGAGTTATAGTTGAGCAAGAAGAGGAATTCTACAAGGCAAAGAGATGGGCCATAGGAATTAGGGATATTGACGTTTATCGGGAAACATACATAGATGAAATGCAGGTCATATCTTTCCCGTTTAAATTTGATTACCCGGTTGAATCAGTGATGCTGGATGTCCAGGCGTCTATAGATGAAGTGCATTCTGGAAGAACTAATATTCAAACATACATATCAGCAGATCAAGGTTCTAATTGGATAGAGGTTTCTCCGGTTCAACTAGATTTTACCGGCACCCCTGAAATAGTATTTTTTAACCAATCAATACTTGATGAGTACAGATTGTCTGGAGCGTCATACTTATCTTTCCCCATAATTCCAAAAGAAGTTAAAGATATCACTGTTAAAATAGTTGCACAGAAAAAGGGTGCGTATAACTTTACGCCAAATATATATTCATATCAATTAATAGCTAAGGTAAAACGGTCATGAACATAGCGAGTGTACAAAAGTTAAAGTTTCTTAATAATGTAAATAAATTATTGTATTCCTCTGGAACTAGACCTAGTGAAATAGAAATTAGAAAATTATTTAATGATTATTTTTCTATCTATAAGTTAGGTTATCCAATACCTATGGATTATGACATTTTTACTAGAAAGAATGTTTTTGATCATGAAGATTTAAATGAGTTAATGATTAAAGCTCTATTTAATTTAGAAGTAGCTTATGACTGCACAACTGAAAATAATTACCAGATGATGTCGACAATAACTGCTCTTAATAAGAGATTAGAAAATCTTAAATCTAAACGGAGAGAGCTTGAGGCAAAAGTCGATGAGTTGATTTTTGCTATAAATAATTCTGATGGATTTTTCTATTCTTACTTAGAAAATTTTACATCAACTAAGGATATTGACCTAACTTTAACTGACGCCTTTGTTGATGTCAAGGCTGGTAATGTAACAATACCCATAATTAATTCTGGTGTATTTGACATGATAACATCATCATTAATTAGCCCGTCTAGTGTAACACTTTCTGTTGATCTAAATGGAACACAGGTCGTTAGCCCATCTGTAATTTCTGATTTGGAAAATGTTACAGATGGATTAACTGATACATACTGGTCTTATAGATATGAGTCATCACAACTTGGAGTGGTCAGCGCGATTATAACAATCCCTGTCAATTCTAATTATGTAATATCTAAAATTGAAGGAACTTTGCTAGCTTCTTCTGGTGTAGGAATCGGAGTCTTGGCAAAGCCTCTAAACCCAGAAATGCCAGAACAAAATATAATCAAGGATTCTAGATCTGATTATGACAGATTCTCATTTAACTTAAATCCATTAAACTATTCGAGTATTACATTAATATTATTTAAAACATTCCCTGATGAAATTTTAAATAATTCTGATAAACCATATATTTATGAGTTTGGCTTAAGAGATATATATATCGGCTCAAAATATCACGATAGAAGAGCTACAATAGTTTCTTCTCCAATATCAATACCTGAAGTTGACAATGGTCTACTTTCTATAGAATCAGTTAGTCTCAGCGTTCAGCATCAGATTGGCCCAGGTTATGATATTGACTACTTTATTGCTGCAGATGTTCCTGGGTCAACTGGAGTCGATGGATTTAATTGGATAGCAATTAATCCAGAAAATTCTTTATCAACCTCAAATCCAACCATCGTAAATCTACAAACAACAAATAGAAATACTAAGCTAATTTATGATGGCGCTGGAGTGGCAGGTGGCTATGAGTTGATAGATTTGAATTCTACTTCGAATAATGTGAACGAGCTAAATCCAAGTACCAATATATATTCAGGTAAAACTGTTTATAGAATTTGCAACGTTGGAACAGATGAGATAAAGCAACCATTTATTTTAAATGGAATTAATTCAATAAGAAACTATGCTCTATTGAGATCTTCAAATTCCAATATAACGGAGCAGTATTACAAATCCTTAAATATATGGACTCAAAAAATATCACAGTCTTCATCAGACATTACTCAAACTAGTCCTATTGAAAACCAACTTAATTCAATAAGTCCTGGATTTAATGGAATATGTTCTGGATTGCTAGAAGCAAGTGTTTCTACAGTGAGAGAAAATACAGTTATACATACGGTTACCAAGAGTAGGGAAGATTTTACTTTGGCGATATATCTAAATGATGTACTGATTGCAGACTTGCCAGCTGGAGTTTTATCTAAAGACATTGAGTGGAATTTTAAAACAGGAATAAATTACATTAAAATAACCTATGATAAAAACTTTGAGGGTCTTATCACGTTCAATATTATGTCTGGAAGAAGACTATCCGATTATGGAACCGTCTTCCTGGATTACTATTCTTACTTGGACCCTTATGAGTTCAGACAAAGAGTATCGCAGAGTAATTACGTTTTCACTGTAGATAGTGCATTTGGTGCGCAAGAAGTTTTATGTTCAAGACATTTGTCTGGCAGATCTCAAATAGTTTATTATGGAGAAAACTCAACTGCAGTTAGGGCAGTTAGATATAGGGCTGATTTATATAGGGATAAGAATCCTTTAATTTCTCCAATAATAGATAATGTAAGAATTAAATTTAGACACAACGAAGAAGGATAAAATGGCTATCAGCTATAGAAATTCTAATAAAATAAATAGGATAATTGAACCACTTTATCAAATAGATAGAGTAAAGCTCAAGTCTCCCAGAAGTAGTTTAATGGAAAATTTAGAAAGCAATTTGTTAAAGATAGATTTTTCTAGAATACTAAAACATTTGGATGAAATAGATGATTCAATCCTAGATAAGATAACATATTTTGTTGGAGATATAACAGACTATACAGAGCAGGCTAGGTTAGACGATGGTATAGCTTACGACTTTCCTGGCATACAGACATATATTGATGAAGCAAGTCCAGCATTAGAAGAACTGACAATAGATACCACTAATAAATTGAGTGGTAAATTGTCTAGATTAATTAATAAAGTTTCTAGATTAGAAAACGGTGAATGATATGGCAGATATATTAAAGACTAAAAAAAGAGATTACAAATATAATGGTCCTGTAGATAGTTCCGATTATAACGCAAGAATAGAGGAAAATTATCAGGATCTAGTTTATCTTTATAATCGGGCAAATATCATAGATGCCAAGTTGGCTACGGCTTTTGAAAGAGTTTTAAAAGATCATGTATTCCTAGCTAATGCAATACAGGACTTAAGTGATAGAGTAACAGCTTTAGAGTCTGCTTCGAATGTATTGTCAATATATTCTTTCTCGCAGCTTGACTACGCCAATTTTGTTGGCACAAGTTTTGCTGTTTCTGGAACAGAGCTATTAAGTTTTGATCCAATTTATAATATTGTAACTTTGCCAAAGGTTTCAAGCGGTTCATTCTCTAAGCTAAAATTTGGCCAATCAGGAGTAGGTCAAATAGTGCCTGATTATTTTAAGACTAGAATCGACATATCCTATGCTGGAGTTGACACTTCTGGGGCAGTTATAGACAGTACTCCAATATACAATTGCATACTGGATGCTCCAGATAAGGTTTGGAGAAGAACGGTGGTTTCAGACACCAACCCAACAACTGGGGCACAGCTAATGCTGTATGTTCAAATACCCAACGATGCGGTAGGTATATTAAAGTCTAATGTCATAAAACTAAATCCTTTCCCATCTTTTGGCTGCGAAATATATTCAATTGAATATACAACGGTAGATAATCCATCTTTGTCATCTTCAGATACTTGGATACCCCTAAATAAGAATAGCTTCTATGATTCCGTACCCTCTGCAATAGGCAAGGTTGCTCCTGGTGGATGGTCAGTCCTTGGTTCTGATTCTATAAAAAACTCTGGTCCCCTCTGCTTCCAGTTTCCAGAGGCAAACATAACCGCCATAAGAGTAAAGATGCATCAAAAGAATTATTTAACAGAGACATCAAAATATGTATATACATATGGTTTGTCTGATCTTGATGTGAAGTATGAAAAGTATCTACAGACTGGAAAAATGATTATAAAGTATTCTGCCCCAGCTGGCGAGGTAATAGAAGAAGTGACAAATGTCTCACCAAAAATATATAACGTAGCAGAAAGCCAATTGGACGAAGCGTTTAGTTATAGGATTATATATGACGACGCCGGCACTTATAGCCTAACTAATCCGGGTGCAAATAATCATGTTTGGATAGAGGTAACTCTTAATCAGCTAGATGACAAGACTGCCCCGGTTCTTTCTGATTTAATCATTGAATATATCTAACTTAAAATTACTATAAGTATACGGATTTCTGACAAGGAGAAAATAAATGGCTACTTTTTATGTAGGACCTAGACCAGTTTTAAAGGGTAGATCATCGTCCGAGATGGTAAACCCATACACTACAATGACTGGAAAGTCTAAGGGTACTGGAACATATTCTTTCTACCCACTTTATAGCACTAGTCACGTTTTAGACGGTGCCCCTGACAATCATTTTGCACCTGGAACAGGTCAGTTCCCAGGTAATAGATTCTTGTCACAGGTGTTTAACGGAACATCACTTTATATCCACCCTCTATCTGGCACCTTCCCAGATGGCACTGGAACATACGATGGCGCAAGATTCCGACCTCTAGAATATAAGGGTCTTGCTGGCGCTCAGGCCTTCCCTTCTGATTATGGTCACGCCGGAACAAGAGTTAGAGAATATTCTCTTTACAATAATTACATCTTTGACGGCGTAACATCTGCTAATATATTTGCTGACACTGGCCATGGACCAAGAACTGAAGCCGGAGGTGCTCCGGCATCGTTTGGCTTGTTCAAGCCAAGTGAGTTCCAGGGTGTAACAAGCTCTGTTATATTCACTTCTGGTTATGGTCAAGCTAATACAACTGGAGACTATGGTCGTGAAAAAGTTCAAGAGTGGTATGGGGTCCCTTCGGCTCAAGCTCTCTGATGCTATAAGTTCCCCTTTGATTCTTGAAAAAGAAGAAAGAAAAAGTGGTACAATCGCTTGGGGAGGATTAGTATTAGGAATTATAGCGTATGACATATACGCTATAAAGTCCAAAAAGATTGAGACCTTAACTAGATCTTTTTGGAGATTAACTGAAAAACCATTAACAGGAATAATACCAGTAGGAGCGTGGTTAGGTTTAACTTTTCATCTTCTTATAGAGAAGTTGGTTCGAAAAAAGTATTCTTAACAAAGGAGTTGTATGACTAAATTATATAAAGATATTATTGAAAGAGCAGTTTGGACAGCAGTTCAGGCTTTTGTAGCTGTTTATACAGTTGGTGGTGTTGATGAGCTTAAGTCTGCTGCAACAGCTGCTGTTGCTGCTGGCATAAGCGTAATTAAAGGTTTTGCCGCCACAAAGATTGGTGACGCAGAAAGTGCAGCAACTTTGAAAGGCTGATTTAGCATTACATAACGGCTATGGCGTGATATAATATATCCGTCAGAAAGCCGATAGAGCAACGGCCCCGTCTGAAATCGACGGGGCTGTCTCTTTATACTGGCAAATATATATGTTTAAACCAATTTATGTGAGCTTATTTAGGATTGAGGATGTCTATACAAGAAGTTCAGGAAGCAATTACAAACAAGACACTGCCATTATCTGTTGCAGAAAAATATCTAAGACTATATGTTGCTGACGTTAGTTGGGAGCAGCCAATCAAGACTTTATGGACAAATTCTGTCAACAAACTTCGTAACGAAGATTTGGCTAAGGAGCATGTCAAAAAGGCAATCAGCTGTGCAACGATTTTGCCCTTTGTGGAAAAAACTGCAATACCAGATCCTCCTACCAACCTATTGTTCTGGTGCACTGGATGGGCACAATTTAACAAGCATGATTGGTTTTCCATGTATCTTGATATATTAGAGGAAGACTTAAAAGTTGTACTTCTTAGAAATCAAGCAATTGAAGTTGGCATTATAGACCCCATAGATATTTCTCCGATAACAAGACAGGCTTACAATTGGCTATATCAAAAGGCCGAAGAAAATGAAAATTGCTCAAACATTGATATGAGTGCGCTAAAGGTAAAGTTATCAAATCTAGTCAAAGCTTATGGTGGAGCAGTCATTTGCAATATATTTATTAACCATAAGTCAAATGTAGATAAAGTATTCAACTGGAGAAGTGGATACTTTTTTGAAAAACAAATACATAAGGTTTATTCAATAGACCAAATAAAGAAAATAAAATTAGCAGAATTAAATAAAACAAACAGTCAATATATTAAAAAGGTAGGAGTACAAAATGTCTGAGGGTTCATCAATGTTTACTTTTCGTTTAAGTGATGATTTTGTGGAAGCGTATAAGAAATTAAAAGCACCATTTGGCTATACGGACGCTGCGGGTAATTCTGTTGGCGAAATTACGTTTCTAAGAACATATTCAAGAATGAAAGAAGATGGCACAAAAGAAACATGGGTAGATGTATGTGAAAGAGTTATTAATGGGATGTACTCCCTACAAAAGGAGCATTGCAAGAAGAATAGACTTCCGTGGAATGACATTAAGGCTCAGTCTTCTGCAAAAGAGGCTTTTGATAGATTGTTCAATTTAAAGTGGACACCGCCAGGTAGAGGACTATGGGTCATGGGCACACCTATTGTTATGGTACAAAAGAACTCCGCTGCTTTACAGAACTGCGCTTTTGTGAGTACATCAGAAATGACCAAGTTAAATCCCGCTAAGCCGTTTGGATTTTTGATGGAGGCATCTATGTTGGGCGTTGGCGTGGGATTTGATGATAAGGGCGCAGATAAAGATTTCAACATATATGAACCAACCAAATCGATGGTTATTGACACAATTGAGGACTCTCGTGAAGGATGGGTTAATTCTGTAGTTTCCTTGATTAACTCTTATTTAAAGCCAGATCAAAACCTTTTGCAGTTTGACTACTCCTTGATTAGACCATCCGGTACTCCAATTAAAACATTTGGTGGTACAGCAGCTGGCCCAGATCCATTGATCAAACTGCATAATCATATTAGAAGAATGTTTGATGGAAGAGCTGGACAAAAACTAACTAGAGTAGACATAGCTGACATTGGTAACACCATAGGTGTTTGTGTTGTATCCGGTAATGTTCGCAGATCCGCCGAACTTTTAATTGGTCGTTTAGATGATCAAGACTTCCTTAATTTAAAAAATTCTGATAAGTTTCCAGAAAGAAACTCTTACTCCGCCGAATCTCCAGGCTGGGGCTGGATGTCAAATAATTCCGTAGAAACATCTGTTGGTACAGATTTGTCTTCAATTGTTGACGGTATATCTAGAAATGGAGAACCTGGTGTCATATGGATGGACATGTCAAGAAAGTATGGCCGATTGGCTGATCCGCCAAATAATAAAGACCATCGTGTAGCAGGCTATAATCCATGCGCAGAGCAGTCCCTAGAGTCCTACGAGTGTTGTACGCTAGTTGAGACATATCTAAATAGACATGACTCCTTAGAAGACTTTAAGAGAACACTGAAGTTTGCCTATCTGTATGCAAAGACTGTTACCTTGCTCCCAACTCACTGGGAGGAAACAAACGCTATCATGCAAAGAAATCGCAGAATTGGCACATCTGTTTCGGGTGTCGCTAACTTTGCTGACAGATTAGGTTTGCCAGTACTAAGAGAGTGGCTTGACAATGGGTACCAGACCGTTCAGAGATATGACAATATTTATTCAGAATGGCTTGGTATACGTGAATCAATCAAGACCACAACAGTTAAGCCATCTGGCACTGTATCTATTTTAGCTGGCGAATCTCCTGGCGTACACTGGACTCCTGGTGGCAAATACTTTTTGAGAGCAATAAGATTTGCAAATGACGACCCCATGCTTCCACTGTTCCAAATGGCTAATTATAGAGTGGAACCTGCATCTGAGTCTCCAGATACTACTTCTGTTGTATTCTTCCCTATCAAGTCTGATGCACGTAGATCAGAAAAAGATGTAACAATATTTGAAAAAATGTCTTTGGCTGCAACAGCACAAAGATATTGGTCGGATAACTCTGTTTCTGTAACTATATCTTTTGACTCTGAGGAAGAAAAGCATCATGTGGGTACCGTTTTGCATATGTATGACGGTCAGCTCAAAACCGTATCATTCTTGCCTCAAGGCAACTTTGTATATCCACAAATGCCATATACTCAAATAGAGCAAAATGACTATGATGAGTCATCAAAAAATCTATTACCAATTGATTTAGATGGAATTTATGCTGGACTTGCAGCAGATGCGATAGGCGAACAGTATTGTACAACAGATTCTTGCGAGATTAAATTTATAAAAGATAACGCAAAGGTGTAACATGTCAGAAGATCCTGATTTTGAAAAAAAGTTTTCTGAAATAATTAATTCAGAAGAGTTAAAAGATTTTTCAGAAACATATTCTAAAGATAGCCCACTAACTGTCAAGGATTTGCTTTTAATGCAGAGATCTTTAATCGATGCCTTAAGCAATATTGCTGAAATAATTGAAGACTTAAACAATGGTGAGCTAGATTTTGCACAGCCTGGTAGTGAAGAGTTTGAAAAATTGGGTTTGTTGTATAGAATGTCTGAAGACTTTAATGATTCTATAAGTGAAAATTTTGTTATTTTTACAATCGAAGATGATGAAGATGATGATGAGGATTTTGAAAATGGAGAAAACTAATAATTTGATTGAAGTACTAGACAAGGGTTATGTTAGACTTGTCGACGTTATGGGCTCAGACCTTTCAATAGTTAATGCCGCTAGAGCATCGTTTGCGAAAGAATCAACAGAAATGTCGGTATCTGATGCACGACTGCTGCATTTCCTTGCTAGAGAAAATCACATGTCACCCTTTAGACATGCGTTTGCAACGTTTGAATTCAAGGCTCCCTTAATGGTTGCTCGTCAGCACTGGAAGTATGTTGTGGGATCTGATCACACAATGGATTCGTGGAATGAGTCAAGTAGACGTTATATCACTATGGATCCAGAATTTCATATTCCCTCAAAGGATGACTGGAGATTGGCCCCAGACAATAAAAAGCAGGGGTCCGGTGGCCCAGTTGATCCTTGGACTGGAGCAATTCTGTCTCAGCAACTACTGGATTATATAGAGCAAGGAGAAGCTCATTATGTTATGGCTATAAACTCAGGAGTGGCGCCAGAGCAGGCTAGACTTTTCCTCCCTGCGTATGGCATGTATGTCATATATAGATGGTCATGTAGTCTTCAGTCAATAGCATTGTTTCTTTCTCAAAGACTAGCCGAAGACTCGCAAAAAGAAATACAATTATACGCTGCGGCGGTTAGGGATTTAGTTATAGATAAGTTTCCTGTTTCAATACCACTACTTGTTGGCGAGTTATGATAGCTGTAGAAATATTAAAGTTGTTAATATTTTCTTTTCTACTTAATTGGTGTATATCATTACAGATATTCCAACAATCATTAGATGGATCTAGAAGAAAAGAGAAAATTGTAGCGGTAGTTCTTGGTATTATTGCGGGCGCTATTGCTGGTGGGTTATTAGTATGGTAGTTGATTTCGTATCAAGAAAAGATTTTCAGTACATGAATTTATGTATAGAAATATCTAAAATATTTTCTACATGCGCTAAAAGAAAATACTCTGCAATACTAGTCGATGACCTTGGTCATGTTGTTGGTATGGGCTATAATGGTGGGGCCAGTGGCCTTAAGCACTGTGAAGATGGCGGGTGCCCAAGATATTTAGAGAATTCACCAAATGGTTCAATATATGATAATTGCATAGCTGTGCACGCAGAAGCTAACGCCCTTCTTCATTCAGATTATTCTGCAAGACCGAAAAAGATGTATGTCAATGGACCGCCATGCTTCTCTTGTGCAAAGCTAATTGCAAATTCAACAGTTGAAACTGTATACTATATTTCCGATACCTCGTACAGCAATTGGTGTGAGGTTAGGGAGTTTTTGAAAAAATGCTCAGTAAAAACTATAGAGGTAAAAAGTGCCAGCAGCTAAGCTAAACTATATTTTAGTCTACAAAGATCACAGCCAAGTATACGGTTGTTCTTCAAAAAAAATTGCAATAGAAAGTCCACCACCAGAGGGTTATTCTGTAGATGATAAAAATGTTTTCTTTATTACATTTGAACCAGATACAGATAGCATAAGTATACATAAAGTAAATAACCAGGAAGAAAGTAATGAGTAAGAAACAATCATATAAGAAAAAAATTAGTCTGAAATTAAATGTGGACGAAACAGCCATTGTTATTCCATATGATGTGGCTTTGCATATAGCAGAGACCTACGATTTTGTTTCCATGGAAACAGAAGAAGAGCACGTGCAATACTACAAAGATGTTGCAGACTTGGTTAGGGCACAGGCAAGTGAGAATCGCCACGAGTTTCAAGATGATGAATATGAAGAATGGTGAAAAGTTAACTTTTTTGTTGGTAATGTTTGCTATTGGCTCCGTCATTGGCAAGTCTCATTCTAGAAAAAAGCTCATAGAAAAAATTAATGAACCAAATATTGGGCAATATCTAAATAGATTAATTGAATTTTACGATTCAAATACAATAGATATAGTTGAGGATGAGTTCCTTAATTTAGTCGATTTTGGTATGAGTCCCAAAAACGCCTTCAGTGCAATCACAAATATTGAAAGAGTAAACAATGATTGATTTATGTGTAGTTAACTATAATACAAGACCATTATTGAATAGGTTTTTAGACTGCCTTCATAATGATCTTCATAACCATCCTAGAGTTTGGAATCTTTACATTGCAGATAATGATTCTACGGACGATAGTGTAGACTGGCTAAAGTATAATTATCAAAGATATAGAATTAGGAAATTCTATCAAAACTATAATATTGGTTACTCCGCCGCATGCAATCAGTTAGCAGCTGAGGGTTCATCTGACATTATCTGCTTACTGAACGCTGACGTATGGATGGATAATGAAAACTTGGTTAAAGTAGCAAATATTTTTGATGAGAATCCAGATATTCATATTCTAGGTCCTAAACAGAGAGACGAAAACGGTCTCATCACGCATGCCGGTATTATTGGCACCAATACGGCACCAAAGCATCGTGGCTGGCGTCAAAGCGATTTTAATGATGAATTATATAGAGATAGAATTAATTGCGTTACAGTATCTGGATCTGCATATTTTATTCGTCGTGAAGTATGGAATGCACTGACAAATCATCCAAAGTATCGAGAAATGTATCCTGATGCAACTGGCGCATTCCTTCCTACACCGCATTATTATGAAGAAACCTGGTGCTCTTACTTTGCTAGACATCTAGGTTATAACGTAGTCTATGATGGAAGCGTTTCTATTGGTCATAGCTGGCACAAATCATCTGCCGTAGGCGGAGAGGCTGATTCCAAATTCAAAGAAAGTCAATCAATATTTCGTAAAGCTTGCGACTATATGGGAATAGAAAGAGATTAATTTGCCACTAAAGACATATGGCTCATTATTTTCTGGTGTTGGTGGTATAGATTTAGGGTTAGATTCCGCTAAATTAGAGTGTGCATTTCAGGTTGAAATAGATGAAAACTGTCAACAAACTCTAAAATATCATTGGCCTCATGTTGCACTTTATGGAGACATAAAAAATATTAAAGGCTATGAATTGCCATTCGTTGATCTAATTGCCTTCGGTTCGCCATGTCAAGATCTATCTACTGCGGGAGGGAAAAGCGGTCTGCTTGGCAGTAAGTCAGTCTTATTCTATGAAGCTGTTAGGGTAATAAAAGAAATGAGAGAAAAATCAAATGGAGAATATCCAAAATGGACAATCTGGGAAAATGTCACAGGATCCCTGTCATCTAACTCAGGCTCAGATTTCAAGCAAGTTCTCTGGCAAATGGATGAAGCAGGGGCGCTTTTCAGCGAATGGGCAGTTTTGGATGCTAGATACTTTGGAGTGCCCCAGCGACGTAGAAGAATCTATTTGCTCTCTGTCTTTGATCCTGCAATCGCGGGAAGATGTCCTGATAAAATATTACCTATCAAAGAAAGCAGCTCAGGGAATCTTGCGAAGAATACTAAGGGAAAACAAGACGATGCCACAGAACTTGCTAGCTGCCTTAGAAGCGGTGGCCAAGGAGGAATCCCCTCAAGTAGAGGGGAAAATCTAGTATTAGAGGAGTCCTTACAAAAAGTACGTAGATTAACACCTCTTGAGTGCGAAAGACTTATGGGCTGGAACGATAACCATACAATTTATAGAGCGGACGGAAAAGAGAATTCAGATAACGCAAGATATAAAATGTGTGGCAACGGTGCAGTTAGCCCAGTTATAAAATGGATAGCAGAAAAAATAATTAACATATAAAAAAGGAATTGATATGAAAGATAAATTAAACCCCTGGATTTACAATGCAGAGGTCAAGAAGACAATTGATGGTGATACCTTCGATATTGTTATTGATCTTGGTTTTGATGTTTTGAAGAAAGGTAGAGTTCGCCTTTATGGAGTTAATACTCCAGAGAGTCGCACTTCCAATATTGAAGAAAAGAAAATGGGCTTAGCCGCAAAAGAATTTACTGATCAATGGTTGACAGCTGCAAATCATAAGGTTAAGATAGAAACTATCATTGACAAGAACGAAAAGTATGGAAGAGTTCTAGCAAAAGTATGGAATGAAGCCGGAGAGTGTCTCAATGATGCTATAATAGCTTCTGGTCTAGCCAGAGAATACTTTGGTGTAGGCGACAAAACATTTACTGAATTCAAAAAGGATTAAAGTGCAAACATTCTTACCTTATGCTGATTTCCAAAAGTCAGTAGAAGTATTAGACTACCGTAGATTGGGGAAACAACGTGTTGAGACATTTCAAGTTCTTAATATTTTACTTGAGAGAACGCCTACGAAAGGTTGGCGAAATCATCCAGTCACGTTAATGTGGACTGGCTATGAGTCTGCCTTGAAGTTGTATCAAAATATAACTATTAGAGAGTGGATTCGCAGAGGGTATAATAATAACATGTCTTATGAAGAGATAGATCCAGGCACTGTGGTTATGCCAGTTTGGTTTGGCGATGAACAGTTCCACAGATCACACAGATCAAATCTCCTTCGAAAAGATTTCAAATATTATTCACAATACTTTGATGAACCAAATGATCTAGAATATTACTGGCCAGGAGCAACGTATGCCGCTTAAAATATTTTTGTCTGGAGCCATAGAAGGCGTAGAAGAGTATGGTCGTAGTTGGAGAAAATCTGCTACTGAAAAGCTTCATCTTTTTGGCTATGATGTATTAGACCCCACTTTAATTTTTGATAAAGAATATGAAACTCCAGAAGAAATTGTTGAAAAAAATTTGTTTCTACAACGTAGAGCAGATATAATACTTGTCGAATATATGATAAAAGATCGCCCATATATAGGAACTGATTTTGAGTTAGCTTGGGCTAAATTCAATAATCAGCCAGCAGTAGTTTTCTGCTGTGACGCAAATAAAGATAGGGTTTATTTGAAATATATGGCCACAAAGCTTGCACTATCAATGCAAGATGCGATAGAATATATCGCAGTCAATTATCCATCAAATTAACGAAAGGTAATACAATGTCAGATAATAAGTTGAAGTATTTCACAGTAACAGCAACCTCAATCGTCAAGGCTAATAATAAGACCGAGGCGGAAAAGCTTGCAATGTCGACTGGTCGTCGTCCAGTTGGAGTTGCTGGAGAGGTAATCTTCAAGGACGTTGAGATCGAGCGCATTTCGGCTGTTGAGGCCCACGATCAGCTCGTCGGCTGAGTAGTTCAGCAAACGTATTTGTTTATGCTTGAGGGGGAGAGATCCCCCTCAAGCTACTTTTAAAGATTGGATATTTTATGATAATAGCTCAAATGATAGGCAAAAATGAATCTGATAGATTCTTAGAAAACGTTCTAGAAAGACTGTCTTCACAGGTTGATAAAATTATTTTTACTGATGACTGTTCCGATGACAACACTCCGGAAATAGCATCAAAGTATGCCGAGGTGTTTCAGAGTCCAGAGCCCTTATTCCGAGTACATGAGGGTAAGCTCAGAGCATTTGCTTGGTCAAATTTGGAAAAGTTTGCTTCTGTTGGCGACTGGATTGTTGCTATAGATTGCGACGAAATGTTATATCACGTAAATGATTTACCTATAAGAGATGTATTGGCTCAATCGCCAAATGATATTGTCAATGTTAGATTTTATCATATGTGGAACGAATCTCAGTATAGAGTAGACAAATTGTGGGCGCCTAATAATAGCTCAAGAATTTTTAGATTCCTTCCTAACGGCGGCTTTGCCGACAGACAGCTTGCTTGCGGATCGGAACCAACGTATGTCGTTGACTGGGTTCGACAAAGAAACTGGTGGCTAAACTCAGGTTTAGTTATGCAGCACTTGGGATACATAAAGGATTCAGACAAGAAAGATAAGTATTCAAGATATTCAGAAATAGATGGTGGCAAATATCATAACGGAGATCACATCAACTCAATATTGGACGAAAGCCCAGTCTTAATTGACTGGGGTACGTTTGGAATTTAATTAGGAGAAAAAATGACTTGTCTAAATCCAGCTGAATCAATAACTAATCTAACTTTAGCGTTAGAAAAACACAAAAAGTTTTCTTATATTAATGTAACTAAGTCTGCAATTATTGCACTTAGTAAGAATTCTGATAACTCTTTTCCATCTCATTTTGCAAAAAGCGTCATAGCTTCATTGAAGAACAACGATCCGATGATGATGAAGGCTATATCTCACTCGTTAGTTTCTGATATAGAAGATGGAAAGCATTATAAGATAGGCCTACATAAGAATGGTACATATTACTATTCAAATATTTTTGAATATTATTATATGAACAATAAAGATGTTTATAATTCAACCGTGAATTATTACATAAAAAACTCACCAAGTGTTGTAATCACTTTCCATGATAAAAAGCTAATACAAAAACATTTTGGCAATAGTGCCCACATAATCAACGTTGCATATACAAACTATTACGAAAAGCTAGATAACATATATGCCCAGTTGACAGAGTTTGAAGGCGGAGTAGATTACTGCATCATGGATTGCGGAGTGCTTGGTTTGGCGCTTGCTTCCAAAATTTGGGATAATCTAAATATGTCAATATTAGATTTTGGCAAAACATTAAGTTTGAGCAAGACTCCTCAAACAGTAAGTGTGGCATGAAAAAAGAATACAAAAAGCTAGAAGAAGATGACATAGAATTCCTTACTGATCTTCTTTTTGATACGTCTTTATCTGTTAGCGAAATCGCAAAGCAATTAAATGTCTCTATAGCTGAAGTTAATAAAAAAATCAATTCTCTTGGTTTATCTTGGTTAAAAAACTCTAGAAAAAAAATGTCTAGAGGCCAAACAGCTCTGACTTTAATTATGAAAAAGCTCCTTCCTGGAGAAGAAATTATTAACGAATATCATATTGGTGACAAGTTAAAGTTTGATGTATTTTGTGCTAAGTATAAAATAGCGGCAGAGTATCATGGCAGACAGCACTTTTACTACACTAGTAGATTTTTTGAGTCAAAGTATGATTTTGAACAAGCTAAAAAAAGAGATGAAAAAAAAGTCCAGTATTGCCTAGATAATGGAATAGCTCTAATAGTTTTTAGGTACAATGATCTGCTAACTGAGCAGGCTGTATATGATAGAATGTTAACAGCAATAAGAGAAACTGATCATGTTTCAAAGCCAGTTCACAAGACTTCCATAAAGTCTAATCCAGCTTATCAAGAAGCAAAAAAGAAAAATTCTGAGTACAAGAAAAAACTATACAGAAAAATAAAAGGTTCAAAAATTGATGATCGCAGAAGAAGTACCTGATCTAGAAAAGTCACCGATAGAGTATCATGCGTTCTCATTATGCCTTAAGCAGCCTGGGGCTGTACAATTCTTTAATGACAATCTTCCTAGTGACATAGTAGGAATTATTCATGGAGAAAAAGGCGTACATGAGTTTTATGAAGCGTTGCTGGGATTCTATCGTGCCACGGCATTAGATGTAGTAGATCCTGTAGCATTTAAAGTTTGGCTTCAGTCAGAAACAGATATTTATAATGCTCTTGGTGGCGACACCGGACTATCAATCATGCTTGACTTTGTTCTTGGTATTGATGTTGGAAGTAAGGAGTCTGTTTTAGAGCTAATTAAGCACAAAGCAAATAAGCGAAAACAGATAAATTATCTACAAGAACTACAGATACTAATAAACAAAAAGGGCCTTAAGTCTGAAGAAGATACCTCAAGAATATCAGAGTTAACTTCAAAGATTAAAGACTTGGAAAACTCTATAAAGTACAATCCATTTGATAAGCTAACCACTGCTTCAGATATTATGTCTAGGGCGGATGATCTGCTCGATATACCAAGCTTTATGCCAACGCAATTTAAGGCTCTAAATAAAGCAATGGGTTATACTGAAGATGGTGGATTTTTTAAGGGAGCTGTTCATGCAATCATTGCTCCATCAGGAAAAGGCAAAAGTACATTTGCAAAGTGTTTGGCCAATCATTGGTTAGACACTGGTCATAGAGTTCTGTATGTAAATTTCGAAGAAGCTGTTGGCCACTGGGAAAGAATATTGATGACCCAGATTATAGGTAAGAATGTATATTCTGAAGCGGAAAAGTGGTCAGAAAAAGAAAAGCTAGATTACATATCTATTTTTAAGTCTAGATTAGAAAAATGGGGTGATCGCCTTATGGTTAGGCATGACCCTGATACCCCATATTTTGAGGATCTGGAATTTTGGCTTAGAGATTTAATAGGCCATGCAGACAAGGTTCCTGATGTTTTGATCATCGACACAATACAGTCGATGTTTACCAGAGGCAATGGAAAAGGCAAGCCACGATGGGGCGAATTTGAAGAGATGATGGTTAAGCTGGAAAAGCTAGCTAGAGATATGAATTGCGCTCTAATAATAACTGCGCAAGAAAACGCCAATCGAATGAAAGAAAGAAGAGAGGTTGTCCAGCAATCTGACACTGGTGGCTCTCTTGCTATTCAGCAAAAGTGTGCAGTAACTATCTTTATCACCGAAAAACGTTTGGCGACCCAAGATGAAACCGAAGATGAGAATATCATGCAGCTGCAGATACCAAAGAATAGAATAACTGGTTCTGCTTTTCTTTATGATCCACCATTGGTTCGTTATAATGATGAAAAGAAAATATATGAAGACTATCAAGTTGTTGATGAAAATTCATATACTGAAAGTACAGATTTGCAAGATCTGCTTAATGGAGAAGGATTTGATTGATGTTAGATTTAACTACTGATTCAATAAAAGACTTTCAAACTTGTGAAAGATTATATGATTATAGGTATCAGGAAAAACTTCCAGAGACAATTTACTCTAGAGATCTTTATACATTGAAGTTTGAAAATAGTTTAAAGAGTATAATAAATTTTTTTTGGTTTAAAAAACAAGCGGGGATTACACCTTCTTATTCTTCTCTTCTAAATAGATGGGAAAAAATCTGGTTTCCAAAAGATACAACCCATTATGATCTAATGACAGAGCAGCATGAAAGTGCATACGGCAATATGTCGAGCTTAACTACACAGGCAGCAAATACTCTTCTTAATTTTCACGACACATATAGTCAACTAGACGCAATTCCAATTTCTATTGGGGATGAATACGTTGTGACTGTAGATAAAACGGTGAGAATACATGATAAATTTGATTTAATATACAGACATGCTGGACAAAATTATGTTGTTAAATTCATTTTTAATTACAAAAACAGTTATAGGCAGATCTATCAAGTTGATTTTTCTTCAATGTATTTAGCTTTTAAAAATCTTCATTCTGAAAAGCTGTCATCAACAAAGTTTGGTTATGTAGATTTAATGTCTACTAATTTAAAATTTAATGAATACGAAATAACTGAACAGGATATTGAGTCAATTAATTATTGGTGCGCTACAATAGAAGACAAAGATATTTTTGCACCTAGAAGAGGTTTAACGTATTATTGCAAAAAGTGCCCATTTGATACACCTTGTTCAAAATGGTCTTTCCCAAGTCAAGTAAAGTAAAGGTAAAGTGAGTATTGTATTATGGCTAAAAATTTCTTAGATGAAATTCTAAAAGAAGATAAAAAAAGTGTTTTTGAAACAGAAAACGACGTATTGAATCAACTGATAGATGAGATAAATCTAATTACTGATGACGCAATAGTTTCTTTTGTTAGGTCTGTTTTATTGAAAGCAGAAATTTTTTGGGACATTCCTTCTAGTTTTTCTGGAAAGTATCATCCAGCAGATGAGCATGGTCATGGTGGCAATGTCCTGCACACAAAAAGAGTAGTCAGAGTTGCTTGCATTTTAGCTGATTCTTATTCTTTATCAGATGATGAAAGAAATGTAATCATAGCTGCATGCTTGCTTCATGATGTAACTAAGGGTATTCCGGATTTTAATGATCCATCTTCTTTTCACTATGACCCAATGCACCCTTATACGGTGGCTAAATTTGTGCAGAACTGCCAGATGTATGATAAAGAATATGGAAATGATTCCCAGTCAACAAGTCTGTTTATAGCAGAAGAGTCTATACAGGCGATACTAAGACTAGTTAGGTGCCACCTAGGGCCATGGTCTCCGGTTCCAGAAACATATCCAATTACGTACCTAGATTATATTGTGCACATTGCTGATAATATAGCAAGTAAGATCCATACAGTTATAGAAGATAGTGAGCTTATAAATGAAAAATGGAGAAAGCAAGCTGACTAAAGATCAGCGTATTGTAAATAGAACGTTTATTTTAAATCATTTAGATGATATAATCAAAGAGTCAGTATATTACAGAACGAATGCAGACAACATCTCGGAAGAGGTTGTTGCAAAAATTAATATTTATAGCGATACCAAGGTGAAGATACTGTGAAGATGCCAGATGACCAGTCTAAATATATTTCTAACTGGAAATACTTTGAAATAGCAAAGTATGTTAAGAATTTAGATAGAGTTATTAGAATTAAGAATAACGATCTCCCAGTTCTAATAACTGATGTGGAGTTAGACAATTTTGTAAAACAAAACGATAACACAGGGTTATACACTTCAATATGGAGATATAACGACAAGAGCCTGGATTCTGCTACTAGATTAGCTTCTCTTTACTTTGATATTGATAATAAAGATCAACAAAAGTCTTTAAATGACTGCATAAAGCTTTATGAATATTTGTCTAATTTTATACCCAAACATTCTATCGTTGTTTACTTTACAGGGAAAAAGGGTTTCCACATTGAATGTGAAGCAATAGCCCTTGGTATAAACCCATCAAACAACTTACCAAATATATTTAGATTCATAGCAGAAAATATTAAATCTAAATTAGGCATTGAATCTTTAGATTTTAGCGTATATGACGCAAGAAGAATGTGGAGATTAGCTGGCAGTATACACCAGGAGACTGGTTTATATAAAAATATAATTTCTGAAGAAAGATTAAAATCCGGCCTAGAAGCAATTATAGATTATTGCAAGAGCCCCTCTGAAAACATAGTGCCAGAGCAGCAGTTCAGCGCCAAAGCCAATGAGTGGTTTAGGGGTTTTACGTACGAGTTAGAAGTGCACAAGGAAAAGTCTAAAGATTTTATTGGTTACTTCAATAAGCATGGATCGTCTGCATTTAAATCATTTCAAGAATCAGAAAAAGAGTTCACCCCTAAAAGTCTAGTAGAAAATTGCCATGCCGTTAAAAGACTGTGGCAACAAGCTATAGAAAAAAAATATCTAGAACATGAAGCAAGACTATTTCTATGCTCCATCCTGACATATAACGATGAATCTGTAAAGTTTCTTCATGGCATATTAAGTAATTGCGATGATTACAACATTGAGAAAACTAATAGTCACATAAATGACTGGATCAAAAGAAGACAGCTTGGAATAGGCGGCAGACCTTACACGTGCGAAAGAGCTAATGCTGTGGGTGTTGGTTGTGGAGAATGTTCTTTGGAGAAAAGAAATAAGTGGATTAAAGTTGGGGACAAATACGTGGAAACGCAAGATCAATCTTCACCTTCTCCAGTCCGCTTTGCATATAAAAGTATAAAAAAAGGAGGTGAATAAAAATGGATAATATAAAAGATCCGGATGATGTGGTTGGTGTTTGTTCTGAGTGTAAGTCAGATCAACCAGACAGCTACATGTATAGAAGTCCTTTTGCCCAAGAGGGAAAGGCAGTGCCCTGCAAGTACTGTGGTGGCGTTGTAATAATTACCTATAGAGAAACAAGAGATCAATCTTTAAATGAGTCAGACAGAGGTAGAGGCATTTGATGAAAAACTGGACTAATCTCCATAACCATACCGTTTTCTCAATGCTAGATGGACACGGTGACATAGAAGAATATTTGACTAGAGCTAAGTCTTTGGGCATGAAAGGTTTAGCTACTACTGATCATGGAAACATTCATTCATGGCTAGACTTTTATGACGCTGGCACATCGATAGGGGTAAAGCCAATTCTCGGTTCTGAATTTTATCAAGCTAGAAAATCTAGATTTGATAGAGATGAAGAAGAAAGATCTGGCCCTTCTAAAAACGAATGGGAACAGAGAGGTCCATATCACATAACCATTTTAGCTAAAAATAAAATAGGTTATAAAAATATTATCAAAATGTCTTCTAGGTCCTTTCTTGAGGGATATTACGTAAAGCCTAGAATTGACCATGATTTAATTTCTGAACATGCGGAAGGAATAATTGTACTCTCTGGATGTTTGAATAGCGAAATCTGTCAAGCTCTACTTAGAGATGATTACAACTTTGCACTCGCTGCTGCTAAAAAGATGCAAGATATAGTTGGCAAAGAAAACTATTTCATAGAAGTTCAAGACCATGGCTTAGGTGAACAAAGAAAAGTATTTAATCAATTAGTACAAATTGCAGAAACTATAGGTGCAAAAGTTGTTCCTAGTGGTGACTGCCATTATGTCCATAAGTGCGATGCTAGAGCGCATGACATCATGTTGTGCGTTGCAACAAACGCTAACATTCATACACCTAATAGATTTTCATTTAGTGGCGAAGAATTTTATCTACAGTCGTACGATGAAATGTCATCTAAATTTAATCCAGACTGGCTAAAAAACAGTATGGATGTTTGTGACATGGTTGATTTAAACTTAACCTTTGGGGATATCCACTTTCCTGATTTCCCTATACCAACTCTTGAAACTTCTGTAGAATACTTTGATAGATTAGCTTGGACTGGCTTGCGTGAAAGATATGGGGATCCACTTCCTCAGCATATTATTGATAGAGCAAATCACGAAATTCGTGTTGTAAAAGAAATGGGATTCACTGAATACTTTCTTGTAGTTTCAGATCTTGTTAATTGGGCTAAAAATAATAATGTAAGAGTTGGCTGGGGAAGAGGATCTGCAGCTGGAAGTATTCTATCCTACGCATTCAAAATTACTAATTTAGACCCTATCAAGTTTGGATTGATGTTTGAACGATTCCTCGTTGAGGGTAGAAAGTCAATGCCCGACATTGACCTAGACTTTGACGATAGGTATCGTGATGAAGTTATCAATTACGCTAGAACTAAGTATGGATCTGATCATGTAGCGCATATCTGCACATTCAACAGAACAGGGGCTAGACAGTCAATTAGAGACGCAGCAAGAGCCTTAGGATATGATTTTTCTGCAGGCGATGCAGTTGCGAAACTTGTTCCTCCTCCAGTTCTTGGCGTTTCCAAGAATCTTTCTGAGTGCATGGAAGTTCAAGATTTTAAACAGCTGTATGAAAAAGATACTGACGCAAAAAGCATAGTGGATGCTGCCTTTGGTTTAGAGGGCCTAGTTCGACAAACGGGCATGCACGCAGCTGGTATTGTTATATCAAGAGATGCGCTAACGGAATACTTGCCTATTATGCAAAAGGGCGCTAATAGCCCCATGGTGACACAATGGGACATGGGTAGAGTGGAGCAATGCGGCCTGTTAAAGATTGACTTCTTGGGCCTAAGAAATCTTGGCATTATAGATTCATGTGTGAAGTTAATAAAAAAACATCACGATATAGATATAGACATAGATCAAATACCACTTGATGACCATAATACTTATGAGCAGTTATGTCGTGGTAATTGCATCGGAGTTTTCCAGCTGGAATCTTCAGGAATGCGTCAACTAATGATGCAGCTTCAGCCTAAAAACATAGAAGACATAATGGCCCTAATTTCTCTTTATCGTCCGGGCCCAATGGGCTCTGGAATGGATAGGGAGTATATTGACCGCAAGCATGGTCGCAGTAAGGTTAAATACGAGCATCCTAAGTTAGAAAAGGTATTGGGCCCATCTCTTGGCATTATGTTATACCAGGAAGATGTTCTTGGAGTTGCTAGAGAGCTAGCGGGTTTTACATCCGCTGAAGCTGATGATCTAAGAAAAGTCATCGGAAAAAAGCTTATGGACAAAATAGCTAATATGCGATCAAAATTTGTTCAAGACTGCATCAAAAATTCAGGAATAAGCGATACTTTAGCTAATAAAATATTTTCCGACATAGAATATTTTGGTGGCTATGGTTTCAACAGAGCGCACGCAGCGAGCTATGCAATGATTAGCTATATTACTGCATATCTAAAAACAAATTATACAGTGGAATATATGGCAGCTTTGATGTCTTCTGTTGTAGGGAACAAGGACAAGCAATCATTATATTTGGCAGACTGTAGAAAATTAGGCGTTAACGTTATGCCGCCGTCAATAAATTACTCTGGCATAGACTTTGAGGTATTAGATTCCAATTCTATTATTTTTGGCTTATCTGCAATTAACGGAATCGGTAACTCTATAGCAGAAAATATAGTTTCAATTAGGGATCAGTCAAAGCCATACACAAACATGCATGATTTTTTCAGAAGATGTGGGGCAACTCTTTTGAAAAAGAGCACATTGGAACATTTAGCTAAAGCTGGTGCACTTGATGAATTATTTAATATAGAGGATAACGAGTTAAATAGAATTCAAGAAATCAAACTTCTTGAGATAGAAAAAGAAGAATTAGGGATATATGTTACCGACCATCCTGTTAATGGAATATGGGACATTTTATCTAAAAAAATTGATTATGAAATATTTGACTTATCAGAACTATCTAATAATACTCAAGTAAAAATTGGTGGAATATTAAGCGATGTAAAACCCATGGTGACAAAAAAGGGAATGAAAATGTATAAGTTAATATTGGAAGATATATCTTCTGATATTGAAATTATTGTATTCCCAAAGTCATTAAAAAATTTGGGTGAAACACCTTTCTCTAAAGGTGACATATTAATAGTTAATGGTTCAGTAAATAAAGAGGGCGACGAAGAAAATTCAATAGTTAAGTTATATTATAACTCTTCTGAAAAAGTTGATTCAAAAATATTCTCCAGCGGTAAGGCAATAATATTAGAGATAGATGAAAACTTTTCTCCATCATTAATTGAAAAAATATATGGTATAATTGAATCAACAAAAGGTGATAAACCAGTATTCATGCAAATGACTAATGGTAATCACAAATATATATTTAAATTTAAGAATAATACATCATCAAAAGTTCAATCTGTTATAGAAAATATTATTAGAATGGAGAAAGAAAATGTCTAGTATTGGGCCAACAATAAATCCAGTTGAAAAATGGTGCTGGTCGTTCTGTCCCTCCTGCAATAGATGCCAGGACAAGGGTAGATATACACGCTGCAATGGATGCAGTGGAAGATATGATCCAGACCTAAAGATATCTGTTGATAACGAAGATTTTTGCGATTGTAAAAACGGCGTTTTAAGATGGAAAACAAAACAAGGAAAATTAATTCTTACAAGATTTAAATCAAACCCTTTTAAGGGTCAGGTTAGATATGAAAAGAAAACGGAAGATGAAAGAGATTGGGATTCTTACGTAAACGATATGCGAGAAAAATTGGATGATCCAAATTGGAATCCAGTAACTATTTACGAGGAGTAAAAAATGATACCAGCAATTGTTCAAAAGGGAAACATAAAGCTAACGGAATATAGTGATCCAACGTACGGATATGAAGACAAGCTCTTTATTCAATGTACGTGTGTTGGTTTCTATCTTACGAAGAATGATCTAAAAGATTTATTAACTGTTGTTCATTACTATCTAAATGCAGATGACATTACCGAAGTTTCTGTTTCTATAGGAGGTGAAAATGTGGCCCTATGAAGAAAGTGATCACATGGAAATAGGTGAATCAGGATGGGTTTCTATTAAAAGTGGTGGCTATAAAAATATTTACAATGGACACACAATAGATGAAAATGGAAAAGAATACGATGAAAATGGATTATTGATATTTGATCCAGACGAAGAGTAATTAGGAGTTATTTTTGAGTTCAATTAAAATTAAAAGTTATAGTGATTTACAAGATCTAGAACTATTATCTTTGGTAGACTTTTCCTATTCTAGAATAGATACATATCAACAGTGTCCGGCTAAATACTTTTATTCTTATATAGCTAAAGAGCCACGGTTATTTAATCCTCCAGCTGTACTGGGCAATATAGTTCACGCTGTTCTAGAAAATGTTTTAGATAATGATAAAACGCTAGACCTAAACGAATTAGAAGAGGAATATAATAAAAATATTCCCATTTGGGACCCAGAAGATAATATACCAAAAGATTTAATATCAGTTGGATCTGTTATCCTACAGGAATTTTATGATGAATATTCTGATAAGAAATTTAATATTTATGAAAAAGAATTAGGATTTGATTTCATTATAGGGTCATATCGCATAATAGGCTTTATAGATAGGGTCGATATTGTCGGTGATAGGGTAAATATTATTGACTATAAAACTGGCAAATGGGAAGTCACCCTCAAGGATATTGCAAATAATTTACAGCTAGGCATATATGCACTGGCTATGCACAATATCTTTCCAGAGAAAGAGATATACGCCGAGCTGCACTACTTAAGATCTGGTAAAAAGAAAGGCCATCTTTTCACACCTGAAGATATTGAAAATGTAAAGTTAAAATTAATAAGTTCCATAACAAAGATTATCAATGATACAAACTTTACCGCAACATCAAATGTGCGGATCTGCTCGTACTGTGATCACGCAAAGAGTGGGGCTTGTCCAACTGGTGTTTTTAGGAACAAAAAGAGTAATGGATAAAAAAAAAGACCGGGGTTTCCCCCGGCCTTTTTTTATTATTGAAGCAACAATCAGAAGTCTGTTACAGGATTTTCCTCAGCAGAGAGCCAAAGGTCGAAATCCTCAAACTCAGTTACCATTTTGACAGCCGACTGGTGGTCGAAACCAAGAACCTTGGTCATGTCGTCAATGATCTCTTCGTTGATCGTCTGATTGATGCTGTTGATGATTGTCTTTAAAGTGTTCATGGTGAACAGTGTACTCTCTTTCTTTTGGATTTGCAACCTATTTTGATTTTTTTACCAAGATAGTGTATACTTTATGTATGAATTATCTTGATGCATAAAGGATACACAATGACCATACAGATTGTCAACCCAGAAGAGTTTTTTTTGGAGAAATCTTCTTTTAAAAAACATCCCAATTTGAAAAACATCAGGAACAAATCTATTGATTCTGAGATAATTGAAAACGACGCTGTAATTTCCAGGAAAAAAGGAAACGCGTATCAGTATACCAAAACTGGATACAGAAAAGATATAGACATGAATGTCCGTTCTAGCTGGGAAGCAAATTTTGTTAGAGTATTAAGAATCTATAAAATTGATTTTCAATTTGAACCTACTGTTTTTTCTTTCCCAATTAAGAGGGGAACCAAAGGATATACTCCAGACTTTCTTTTAAATAGAAATAACGATTGGGTAGAAATAAAAGGATACCTAGATGATAAGAGTAAGATAAAATTAAAAAGGTTTAAGAGATATTATCCAGATGAATTTGAAAACTTTACCTGCGTCATAAGTAAGTATTCAAACGACGCAAAGAACTTTATGAAAGATTTAGAAGTACCAAATATTATTTTTTACGAAGATTTTAGAGATTATTACAGCGAATATATAGTTTGCTGGGAAGGAAAAAAATGACAAGTTATAAAGAACAATATTATTCTTTAGCAGAAGACGAGATGCAAAAACTAATAGCAGATAGCAAAAGGGGTTCGCAAAAAGCTCAAGCAGAACTGCTACAAGTCTTTAGTAACTTTTTAACGAAATATATTTCGTTACTGTATCACTGTAAGTTTAATTTAAATGATTATGACATTAGAAGGTTTATATCTTTATTCATAAAAGATCCTTCTACCCGATTCGCTTTGATGAAAAATAAAATAAAGGGCAATAATCTAAAAGTCGTAAATGAAACAATGCGGGGCATTCATTATATGACTAAAAGATATGGCGATGAAGAAGATATTCGGCAGACAGTTTACATGACGTTCTTCCAATGCCTAGGCAGGTACGAAAGAAAGGATTCAGCAAAGGGGCCGATACCGTTTAGTGGATTTTTATATAGTTACTTTTTTTATCTTCTAAAGAAAAATGTGGATACATTTTTAATTGATCAACTTGGCAGAAAGACTTTCCCACTCCTTGATGACGAAGCAACAAACGATGAAAGTGACGAAGATTATGTTGTTGGGTTTAAGGCTGATCCAATAGAGTACAGCATGGAAAAACTAATGGCAACTGATAAAATAGATGAATTCTGGGTTTTGGGAGAGAAAGTAGAAGGACCATTTGATAAGCTATCCATACAAGAAAGACAGCTTTTAAAGTGGAGATACATTGATGGAAAAAGATCTAGCCAAATATCTCAAATTGTCAATGAGCATCCAAATACCGTAAGAGAGCATTTGTCTAAAGTTAGAGAAAAAATTAAACAAACCCTTTTGGAAGACGAGTTCTCGTATGAAGAACTTTACTATCTGTTAAAAATGGAGACTAAATGAATAGTTCAACTCTTGAAAAGCTTCAGGAAATGTTACAGCAGTTCCTTGGCCCTCAGCTAAAAGAAGTTATAGACGCCTACAATGACAACGATAATTCATACAAATACTTTATCGAAATTCCGGAAACTGATGTCGTAGATTTAGGCATAGAAAAGATAGCTTCACTGGTCGCTAGAACGTCTAATGTTTACGGTAGAGCAGCTAGATTTGCGGGAATAGCTAGAGCTCAGTACAAGATATTGGAAGGGAAATATAAGAAAGTTTACAAATCAAATCGTGTAGGAAAAAACGAAGCAGAGCGAGAGGCTGCAGCTATGGACGCTGCAGAGGATGAATACTTTGCTCTAGTAACATGTGAGGCAATTGTCAATCTGGCTGAAGCCATGGAATCCGCTGCAAGAATAGCATCGGAGTCAGCTAGAAAGTTGATGGACAAAATACAGTCCATGCAAGTTGCCTCATTTAGAGAAGACAAAGGCTCTTTTATGGAGTCTGATTTTTTTAGCACATACTAAAGGATAATATATGTTTATAGGTTACTATAAGAGTGTTGCTTCTTCTAAGGAGTTTTACTCGTCCAAAAGAAGTGATTTAAATTTTCCAATTCAAGTTGAATATGAAGGCGATAGATATCTGTTAAATAAAACCATACAGGTATCTTCTGAATCTCAAGAAAAAAATATTATTAACACCGCCAAGAAATACGGAATTAAATATGACATTAGAATTGACTCAGGAGCAAACAGCTGATTTAAAGTCAGAAATTGAAAACTTTTTGTTTGAAATATCTTCCCAAGACAGGGAATTATATTCTAGACAAGAGGTAGAAAATATGCTCCTTGACATATATTCTTTGCTTAAAACAAACTGAAAACGGTGTTAAATGAACATAGAAGTTTTTTGTGATGGCGCATCACGAGGCCAGGGCCAAAAAAAATTTGGAGAGGCAGCATGTGCTGTCGTGGTCTATAAAAATAGAAAAAAGATAGCACAGTTCGCTAGAGGACTCGGCCCAAGAACTAACAATGAAGCAGAGTATGAGGCTGTAATAGCTGGCCTTCTGATATGCTCTATGGCTGATTTAGTGGACCCTATTATATATACTGATTCCTCTACGGTTGCTAGCCAGATAAATGGTAAGGCTAAGTGCAGGAGTCGTTCATTAATTCCTCTGTTGATGACTATAGAGGAAATAAAAGATGAGTTTAACTTTCGTGTAGTTCAAGTAAAAAGATCTTTTGTCTGGGAGCCTGACGCACTAGCAAATACGTTTCTTGACGAATTAGAACTAAGAAAAGAACACATTTCCAAGATGTAACTGCTATAATAGATAGTATGATTTTAGATAAAAAATATTACAAAGAATATCCTTTGATAATTGGTTTGGCTGGCAAAGCTGCTAGCGGTAAAACCTCTGTTGCTGAAAGCATAGTCCCTAAGGCGTCTGTTAATCCGGTAAGTAATTCCATAATATGGGATCACATATTCTTTACGCTACCACTCTATGAGATTGCCTCTATTAAAAGAACCACATTAGGTCTTCGTCAAAAAGATCGTCAGCTATTTGCTATTCATCAAGTTTTGTTTGATTTATTTGGCGGTAGTGCCCTAGGTAATATACCGGACTATAGGCACTTTACTGATTTAGTTGAACAGATATACGCTCTGCCAATAGAGCAAGAGCCACTAAAGCCAAGAAGCTTCCTGCAAAAAGCAGGAGATCTATGCAGACTATATGATCCCGAATGCTTCGCTAAATGGGTAATCTACAAGGCATCGAAAATGCATAGAAGTATTATATCTGCCGATTCATACGAGGAAAATGAGCTTCCTGTTGGAATTATTATTTCCGACGTTCGTTTTGTAAATGAGGCTAGCAAGATATTAGGTCATCCAAATGGAATGGTGATCTACTTTGACGCTTCAGATGAAACTAGAAATGCTAGAATGATGAAGAGAGACGGCATGCTTATGACGGAAGCTCAATCTTCTCATGTATCGGAGCAAGAATGTGACTTGGTAAAAGGTCTAGCATCTGCTATAATAAATACAGACAACATGTCGATGGAAGATCAAGCTTCTCAGACAATACAAATAATAAACGGATATATAAACGCGTATGCCTAAAATAACCAAAACAGCAATGGAGCAATCTATAGATTCTCCCTTAGATCAGGTGGTGAACCTTTTGAGTAATGAAGTATCTTTAACAAGTTCTCCCATAGTAATATGTGGGGTAAATAGAAAAATCAATATTGGAAACTTTGAAAATATTGATGTCTATGCAGGAGTGACAATACCCTTGCATGGAGTTTCATTTGAAGATAAAGAGGCGCTTACTTCGGCAATAGAGGAGGCTGTATCCTATGGTTTTTCTCTTGCGTCAAAAGAAACTGGTGAGCGCTACATGCTGATAAAAGATTCCCAGCAGGGTAAATAATAAGCAAGTTAATTACTATAAATTCACCAATAGCAAGAAGAGGATAAAATGATTAATTTAATTAAGAAGATTTTTGGTTTGAAAAAGACTAAAACGATTACTCCTGCTGTTAGCACACCAAAGCCTGTGTTAGCAGAAGTTAAGGCTGAGCCAAAACCTTCAGTGAAGCCAGTTTCGCCCGTAAAAGATGAAACCTGCATTGACAAGAAACCAACTGCCAAAAAGCCTGGCAGACCAAAGGGGCAAGGTTCTTCTTCTGCCAAGAAGCCAGCTGCTAAAAAAGCTCCTGCTGCACAAAAACAAAATAAAAATATCTAATATTAAACATTTTAATAGCAGTAAAGACTAGTTATATAGTGGCAGAAATGTTACTATATAACTAGTCTTTTTTTATTAGTAAGGTGGTTAATTATGGCCGATAAAGGTTGGGGTAATAAAACATCCTCAGAAAAAAATTATTATAAACTACTCAAAGATTCTGTCATGAATGTTATTGATACCAAGAAAACTGGTGGTCAATATTCAAGTCATTGGACAAAAAACAATAATGGCAAGTAAGAAGAAAGCAGCTTATCAAAAAAAGATTAAGTCTGTTATGGGAGAATTCGGTAGGGGCACCTTGCATTCAGGAAAAGGTGGTCCAGTAGTTAAATCCAAAAAGCAAGCAATAGCTATTGCAATATCGTCAGCTGATAGATTGAAGAAGAAGCGTAAAAAATAATGGCTTTTAAGAAATCTATCTACATTAGTGGACCAAGAATGGGAACAAATAATCAAAAAAGTAATGGTCCAGTTCTTTCTGCTAGGCCAAAGAAAAAAAGAAAAAAGAAATAACTTTATTTTATTGATTTAGGACTAGATATGGCTCAAATTAAAAAGAAAAAAGATAAGTTTCGAGTAGCAGTTCCTGGACAGGCTGGAGAATTTCCCCCTATAGCTAATGATCATGGCGAAAGATTTATACCCAAAAAGGGTAATAAAGAAAAAAATCACATGGAAACTAAAGATAAAAAGTATCGTTCCATAAAAAAAACCGTTGGCAGAACAATTTCTAAACCCTCTGGTAAAAAGTCAAATAGCTCTAAGCGAAGGAGTAGCTAATGCCAGCTAAAAAAGATTCACGATTAACTAAAGCTGGTGTTTCTGGTTTTAACAAACCAAAGCGTACACCTAGTCATCCTACAAAATCTCACATTGTAGTAGCTAAGCAGGGGGATCAAATTAAGACAATACGTTTTGGTCAACAGGGTGTTAAAACAAATCAAACTGTTGGTCAGAGAAAAGCTTTTGCCTCACGCCATGCAAAGAATATTTCCAAAGGCAAGATGTCGGCTGCATACTGGGCCAATAAAGTTAAATGGAGCCCCAGCAAAACTCAGTCACCCTCAAAGAAATGGGTTAAGGGATCTTGACATGGAAGCCATCATTGTTGCTGTCATCGCTGCTGTAGGCGGAATTCTTGCAGCTCTTGTTCAGAAGAGTAGAACTGAAAATAAAAATGATCACAATGTTGTTGCAACAATGCTGATAGATGTTAAGGATGAAATACTTAATTTACATCATAAGATAGATCATGTTGACGAACAGGTGGACAAGGTAGATGATCAAATGCATGATCATATGATGTGGCATTATAAGAAATCAAGCGAAAACAAAAGCAAAGTAAAGGGGGTGTAATTATGTCTGGTCATACTGGTATGGGTAAGAAAAAAATGGGTGGATCCAAGAAAATGGGCACTAAGAAGATGGGCGCCAAGAAAATGGGCGGTTCCAAGAAAATGGGTGGCAAGAAGATGTACTGAAATTAATTTTCAGTCTTAGTTTAAGATTAAGGTAATAATTATGGCAATGAAGAAGAAAGCAAGTGCTGCAAAAGGATCAACTTCAAAAAAGATGGCTGGTCTTACTCCAGCTCAGAAGAAGCTTCCTCCATTTATTCAGTCAGCAATATTAAAAAAGAAAAAGAAAAAGTAATCTAATCATTTCAATTAAAGAGGGTTATGGTAAAAACGCCATAGCCTTCTTTTTTATTTGTATCATTACTATATCTTCTGCGGACAACTTAAAGATCGAGGGAGATATGTCTAAATTTAAAAACATCTTATCAGTATTATCAATTACTCTAGGTATCGGACTGCTTATCAGTCCAGTTAGCAATTCATCCGTGGCCTTAGCTACCAGTGGTGGTGGTGGCCCAATTGTGTTGGATGGAATGGATCCAGTTTGCCACTCTGGATGGGAAAGTACTGGTCAATATATAGCCAAGGTTTTAAAGAAGGTGCATGATGGTGCGCGAAATTTAAATAATGGACATATCGCCATTGTTGGCTCAAACGCTACTACAACCTCATGTGGAGCTGACTGGGCTACCCAATTAAGTACACAGTTTTTAGCTGAATTTTCTACTGCACCTCAGATTGATTTTTATGTTACAGATTCAGAAATAAGCACATTCTTCAGTAGCACAATCACCTCTAATCCTCCAGCGGTATTATGGATACCGGACAACTGGAATCGCGCTTCCAGTACAGAAGATATTTTTACAGCTAACGCAGAAAAGATAGCAGACTTTGTCAATGGTGGCGGTGGTCTTTTTGCTAACTTTGGTTCATATGGATGGCTAACAGCCCTGTTACCGCAAGCAGTATACAATAATGGTGGATGCAACGGGGGGCCAGAAGCTACAACAGACGGTATTGCTGATTTTGGTCTTAGTAATACACTTGTCGCTGCATGCTGGCACGGTTATTTTACTGGTAATGTGGGCACATTAAAAACACTTGTAGACTATCCATATCCTAGCGCAAGTGACTCTAGAAAGTCTGTTTCTATTGGAGGCGGAAGCGTTTCTCTTCCTAGCTCTTTTATTCTTTCTTATAGCCCTCAGCAACCTCGTGCTGGTGAGCCAATTACAATTACCGCTACTGCGCAAACTTTAGCAGGAGTTCCACAGGCTGGAGTTACGGTTTCCATGACCGTCTCCTCTGGACCAGATTCAGGGCAAACTTTTACTGCAACCACAGATTCTAATGGAATAGCTAACATTACAGTTAATACAGCATCTCAAGGTACAGCAGTGTATACCGCTAGTGCAACGGTTAACGGTGTAGTTAAAGTTGTTTCAATTACAGTTTCCTGGGACCCTCCTGCCCCCACTACCACTATTGAAACGACAACTACCGTTGTTGCAACTGTTCCGGAAACAACTACAACTGAACCACAAATAATTGTAGATCCAACCACAACCACAATTCATGACCATAGCACTCATGACCATGGGACAGAGGATACCATAAGTGCACCTCTTCCAACAACTGGGCAAGATAGCAATTCTTCCATGGGCATTGGCGCTTTCTTGATTACTATAGGCATATCAATATTTATGTTTAATCGAAAGGTTTTAAAGAATGGCAAAGCCAACTGATAAAAAATGGATTCAGAAAGCAATTAAAAGACCTGGAGCTTTTACGGCTAAAGCTAAAAAAGCTGGAAAAACACCAGCAGCCTATGCGTCAGCTGTAACCAAGAATCCTGGTAGATACAGCAAGCTGACTGTCCAGCAGGCAAATTTTGCTAAGACTTTGAAAAAGATTACAAATAAAAATAAGAAAAAGAAGTGATTTAGGAGATTAAGATTATGATTTATCCATACATTAAACACGTTGTCCCAACTGCATTAAAGGCGCATAAGAATGGTCAGCTTCCTGAAAATCTGCTAGCTAATGTTAAGACTGGTGGACGGATGTATGCACCTGTAGCTGAAGAGTTCAATAAGATGTACGACGCTGCAATGGCTGCTGGTTTTAAGCTTCGCAATGTTGGAGATTATCGTTCATTTAAGAGTCAGTTGGATATGTTTCTTTCTCGCTACTCCACAACAGATCAGGGTCGTAGCCCACAGGTAACCCGTCAATATGAAGGTAAGACCTGGTATTTAAAGCCGGGTAATGCTCCGTCAGCTGCACCAGATCCCACTGGAGTCAAGGGCTCAAATCATGGTTGGGGTACAGCCATAGATCTTGGTTACGAGGCTAATGGGAAACTACAGTCAATGGGCGGAGCCTGCTTCGAGTGGATGTGTGCAAATGCTCCTAAGTGGGGCTTTTATCTTCAAACATCAGATAAGAACTCAAAAGAATTCGAAGCTTGGCACTGGCAGTACTGCCTAGGGGACGCTAAGCCAGATGGTTCAGCAGCAGCTCCAGTTGAAGCCATTGTTCCTTCCGGTGGATCAGTTGAGGCTGGCCCTATGGTATTCAATTATCCTGGAACACCAGTTAAGTTAGGCTCAAAAGGCGCAGCTGCTGCTTTAGTTCAGGGTGTTATCGGCGCTAAGACCGATGGCGACTTTGGTCCTAAGTCTGTTGAAGCCCTTAAAAAATGGCAAGCAGCAAATGGTTTAAAGGCTGACGGTGTTGTTGGTCCGGTGACATGGGATAAAATGTTCTGATGAAAAAAATAATACTTGTATTAACTGCAATTGTCGGAGCTTTTTGCATGGGTCTTTTAAGTGGTTGTAACGATTCGTATCGTTACCCATGTCAGGATCCAGCTAATTGGGAGAGTGCGGATTGTAAGCCACCTATTTGTGAAGCTTCTGGAACATGTCCAGAGGATATTTATGGGAGTATACCAGAATGAGTAATGTAAAAAAAAGATATACAAACAGTGAAATTAAAGCTAGAATGGTCTTCTTTGTAGGTGCAACTTTAGCTTTTACCTTTGCAGTCATAGTTGTTGGCGTTATGTATGCGCTTGTATTTGTGACTCAACCAATTGATCAGCAGTCGCCAAATGACAAGGCCTTTATTGATTCCCTATTAGTTCCAATCGTTCTATTCCTTTCCGGATGTCTTTCCGGCGTGCTTGCAGCTAATGGCCTAAAGGACAAAGAGAAGTCAAGCGGTAGCGGCTATGGAGTATATGATCAGGATCAAGAGTAATGGCACAAAGAAGAAATGTAGCAAAAAATCCTAAGCTATGGAGTCAAGCTAAATCTATGGCTAGATCAAAGTTTGATGTTTACCCTTCTGCCTATGCTAACGCATGGGCGGTAAAATGGTATAAGTCCAAGGGTGGAGCATGGAGAACGACATCTGCACCTAAAAAGAAAAAGTGATATACTATGGCTGGACCAAAAGGTGTTGGTTTAACTAAATGGTTTAATCAGAAATGGGTTAACATTGGTGCTCCAAAAAAGAATGGCAAGTGGCAGCCTTGTGGAACGTCTGGCAAAGGTGGCGGTTATGCAAAGTGCCTTCCTGTCGCCAAAGCCAATTCACTATCCTCTTCTCAGCGGAGAAGTGCGGTTCAAAGAAAAAGGTCTCAAGGCACTCCTTCGAAAGGTGTTAAAGGGCAAGCTCCAAAAAATGTTGCTACCTTTAAAAAGAAAAAGAAAAAATAATGGATGAAGTTTTTTCTGGCTTTATGCCAGCAATAAAAAATATTGAAATTACTGGTCAGACACCAATGATAACTGGAGATGGATCATTAATTAATGGGCACATAGTAAAGATAACTTTGGGCGACGACAAAGAAATAATACTTTCGCTCATGGAGGATCAGCTTCAAAAATTGTTTTTTGTTATATTGAAAGTGTTAAACGCATAATTACTTATTATAATGGTGGCACGATGTGACAGTATGAGCATCGTGCCACCATTTGTGTTATAATGTATAAGTATATGTAGTATTCAACCGATGTTACTCAAATAAAGAGACGGTGCTATTATGGCAAAAATTTTATATTATGATATAGAAACAGCTCCAAACTTAAGTTATGTTTGGGGTCACTTTGAACAAAATGTTATTGAGCACGACAGAGAATGGTATCTGCTATGCGTTTCCTATAGATGGGAAGGCGACAGTAAGACACAGGTGTGTTCTTTAATTGATTTTCCTGACGCATATAAAAAAGATCCAGAAAATGACTTCTTTGTTGCCAAGAAGCTATGGGAATTAATAGATGAAGCCGATATTGTTATTGCTCATAATGGCGATAGATTTGATATGCGCAAAGCAAACGCTAGATTTGTTTACCACAATCTTGGTCCAACATCTCCAGTTAAACAAATTGATACCTTAAAAGTTGCTAGAAGATATTTCATGTTTAATAGCAATAAGTTAGATCACCTTGGTCAGCACTTGGGTGTTGGAAGAAAAGTTGATACGGGCGGCTTTGAAACATGGGCCGGATGTATGCGTGGTGATTTGAAAGCCTGGAAACTAATGACCAAGTATGCAAAGCAGGATGTCGATTTGTTACGTAAAGTTTATATGAAGCTAAGACCTTGGATGACTAATCATCCAAATCTCAACGTTTATTCTGGCGAATGCAGTTGTCCGACATGTGGGTCAGACGACCTCCAGCGTAGAGGTCAACGCTATACTCAAATAGGAACCTATCAACAGTGGTTCTGTAACTCATGTGGAGCATGGAGCAGAACTAGATTGTTAGAAGATGTAGAGCGCCCAGGCATAGTTCCCTGATATATTTAGGAGAGGTGCCAGAGCACGGTTGAATGGAACATCCTGCTAAGATGTCGACACCCTTAAAAGTGTCCGTGGGTTCAAATCCCACCCTCTCCGCAAAATGTTTTTGTAAAAAGGAAAGATATGAATAATCCAGAAGTGTCAGTTGTATTAACTAGCTATAATAAGCCAAGCTATTTAGAAAAAGCAATACATTCAGTCATTCAGCAAACCTACGATAATATTCATTTAATTATTGCAGAAGACAATTCCCCAAACACAAAAGTCATGGATGTAATTCGTGATGTTGTTGATAATTATCGTGGAGATAAAAGAATAACATTCTTTAATTCATTTATCAAAGAGCAAGATAGGTTAAATACCGCCAGATATGCTACTCAGATAAACACCGCAGTTCGTTTATATTCAAGATCAAAATACATTTGCTATTTGGCGGACGATGACTTTTATTATCCTGAGATGATTGAGAAAATGGTTTTTTCAGCGGAAAAAAATAAACATGATGTTGTCTTCTGCGCACAACACATCCTAGATGCAGATGGCAATATTGATGGCTGGGGATTAGATGGTAGAGGCGTTAGATGGTTTAGTTCACCTTTGGAAAGAGGCGCTGATAAGTTAGACCATAATCAAGTCATGACAACTAGAAGAGTGTTTGATTTAGTAGACGGATGGGACGATCACCCGCACGCCTGGTCCGGCGCTGATGCATACTTCTTTGATAGAATAGAAAAAAATGGATTCTTATTTCATCCAATAGATTATGATAAACCTTTGCAGGGGAAAGTTTATAGGGAAAAGTCAGTGCAGTGGAACTGCACAAACGGTTTCATGCCGACAATGGGAGAAGATAGAAATGTCTAATGTATGGGCAGTTGGAATGGCAAGAGATGAGGGTGATATCATATATCACACCATGATTCATCTCGCTGCAAATAAAGTAAACGGAATTATTATTGCAGATAATTTATCCAAAGATAATACCTGGGAACAAATGAATCTAGCCAAGGAGCACATACAATCGCATGGATGCGATACTCAAGTTGTTCTTTTAAAAGATGATGTTGTCGGATATACTCAAAGTGAAAAGATGACCGCTCTAGCGCAAAGAGCTAGAGAAAATGGTGCACAGTGGATTATTCCTTTTGATATAGATGAAATTTGGTTTTCGCCAAATCAAACTCTTTCTGATGCCTTCAGTCAACTAGATGCCGAAAACGTTGACGTATATAGAACGTTATACACAAATCATTCCGTAACAGAATATGACACCCCAGGGAAATCGCCATTTCATTCAATGCAATATAAATGGGATCTCCCAACAAACCATAAGAGCTGCTTTAGGTTTAGAAAAAACGATGCTTTTGTCAAGATTTCAAATGGAAATCATTTTGTTCAACATAACGGTGGGAATATTGGCGCTAATGTCAACGTTTACATTGACGATTATGGTCATGATCGGATTGTTTTTGGTCCACAGATTCTTGCCATTAGACATTTCCAGTGGAGATCTCTTGATCATTTTATTAAAAAAGTGACGAATGCCTATGAAGCGTGTAAAGCTCTTCCTAGCAATCATGATTTATATAAAGGTGCTGCATGGTGGCAAGAGTTTGAAGAATTCGAAGCAAATGGCGTACCTGGCTTAGAAAAAATGTATTACAAAAATATTTTAGTACAGGGAGATTTGGGCAGATTGATACATGACCCAGCCCCAATAATGGAGTTGTGATGAATAAAGTTTCTTTGATAATAATAACTGACGGCAGACAAGCATGTATTTCTGAAACAATACCGTCCATGCGTAAAAATTTAAACTATAATTTTTATGAGAAAATAATAATTAATGATTCAGCAGATCTTAGATATCATCAATATTTAATGTCTAATTATCCAGATTTTCGTATAGTTTCACATGAAACTAGAAGAGGTTTGGCTGGAGCAGTACAGTCAGCATGGACTTCCGTTTCTCGTGATTCAGATTATATTTTTCATTTAGAAGATGACTTCTTGTTTAATCAGGAAATCAGTATTGAAAATCTTATATCACTTCTTGAATCTAATCCTAATCTTGTTCAAATGGCTTTGGTGCGCGCTCCGGTTAATCCGCCCGAAGAAGAGGTGGGCGGATTTGTCTTTCAACACTTAGAAGACTACACTCAAAAGGATGGCTTTTTTGAACATGGTAGATTGTTTACTTTAAATCCTTGTTTGTATCCAATGTCTACCGTAAGAATGGGGTGGCCAGATCATGGTGGCGAATCTGAATTCACTTCAAAAGTTCACTCGTTAAATGACAGTTATAGATTTGGTTTTTATGGAGAAATATATGATAAGCCATATGTGACGCATATTGGTGGAAGAAGAAGTGAAGGATGGTTCCTATAAATGCAAAAAGAAATTATAGTAAATAAAAATAATATTTCCTTTAAAGTAGAAGACAGCAAAGAGCTCCATCAAGATGTTGGTTATAATTTTTGGTCAGAAAAATATTCTTCTTGGGAGAATAGCACTTTTCAAGTATTAGATAAGTATTTATCAAAAGATAAAGATTATTTAGATATAGGCTCATGGGTTGGACCAACGGCAATCTACGCTTCATTTCTAAGCAGAAGAGTATTTGCCGTAGAGCCAGACCCTACCGCCTATAAGATCCTGCAAAAAAATATTTCCTTAAACTCAATTACCAATATAATTCACTTTAACGCCGCTGCTTCAAATTTACAAACAGCTTACCTCAAACCAAATAGGTTCTTTGGAGATTCAATGACAAGAGTCTCAGAGAATGCATCTTCGGGTATTGCTGTTAAAGCAATGGGTCTAGATGAGTTAATTTCGCTTGGAGATTTTTCTTTAATAAAAATTGATATTGAGGGACACGAGTTTCAACTAATCAAAGAATACATAAAAGTTTTAAACCAAGCAAAGATACCATTATTTTTATCTCTGCACACTCCCTTTTTTAATAATGGCGAATCCTTACTTAAAGAACTCACGCAAAATCTTGCTAATACAAAACAGGTATTTGATGAGCAGGGTAGAAAAATAAGCTTAGAACAAATAGACAGTAGTTTTGGAAGTTATTTATTTTTGTGGTAGTTTTATGGATTTAATAATCATTGGAGCGGGCGGACATGCTGTTGACCTGACCTATCTATCTGAAAATGATAAATATATTAAATGGAACATTATAGGTTATCTAGATGATGATCCGGTAAATAGGTATAGCGACAAGACGATAGGGCCGGTTTCATCGCTGAGCGTTTATTTAAATAAATATAAAAATTTAAAATATTGTATTGCCATTAACTCCTCAATAATAAGAAAAAAAATAGACTTACTCTATGGAGACGATGAAAAGTCAGCTAATTTGATCCATGAGACAGCTTTAATAGGTAGCGAGTGCTCATATGGTAATGGCATT